CTCGAATATTCCTAATTGGGAGGGAGGCGATGGCATGAAACATTGCAAGAAATTTACTATAGATAACGAATTGTTGAAATCAGTACTTATCTTCTTAGGCGGACTTTTTAATATGATAGCATCAGTTTTAAATATACATATCCCAATAATTAAATAACTAATCGAAAAATTTAATAGTTGGAAATAAGAACGAGTAAATATTGTGTAATTAAAAAGCGTGACTGGAACTCATGTGAGATGGTAATGAAGCAATATAGAAAGTTCTTTTTACATATAAAAAATAAGATACTTACTGGAACTAAGCATCTTATCGCATGAAACATTTATATAATTTTGTTTTTAACTTCTTTACAATTACTATTATACTCTTTTACTATTATCTGTCAATAGTTTAATTTAAAAATGAACACTTTAGAATTAATTCAATAATTTCTAAAGTCTTCTAAGTTTACTCATCGTTATTTCAGTCCATTTCTATATTGTCATTTGTTTAGTTTTATTTCTATTAATTTGTTACTAATTAGCTTCTTTTAATATCCCATAAATAAAATCTAATCCTTTAGTTGTAATTGTTGATTGTGTTTTAGACTTATTTTCACCAGCAGGAGTAGTATAATTACGAGTAGTAACATTAAAATATTCTTCATATCCACTATTAGGTAAATTTCTATAACTATCTCCACTCTTATCTTTTGATATAATACATTTTTCTCTTAGCATTTTAGGTAGTGATATTTTATTTAATTTTACTTTTAATCCATTATTATTTGCGGTTGTACTAAGTATTTTACTAGCATTTTCAAAAGTGAAACAACCATCATTATCCATAAATTGATTATATTTATCTTCATATACTTTATACTTTTCTATAGTTAATTCTTCAGTTAATTGTTTTTCTAATTCTATTATTTGATTGTTAATTTGTTGAGACTTCATTAATAGTTCTGTATCACCAGTTGCAATTCCTTTTCCGAAAGTAACATAATATGTATCTCTTAATTGAGAAATTTGTTCTTTTAAAGTTGCTTTTAAAATTTTATTTTCTGCCTTAATTTTAAAATAATCCTCTAAGAATTCTTTATATATTTCTACTGCTTTTTCGCCTTCTGCAAATTTTAAATATAATAAAAATCCCGATTCTGAAAGAATATAAATATTATTGGCTTTTGATATCTGCATATTAGTATAACCTAGTGTTTTCAGAGCTTCTAAATTGTAGTCGGTTTGGTCGACTACTTTTAAATCTAGAATATGTACATCTTCAAAATGTTCAATATTTGCATTGATCCTTTCATTTACATGTTTAATTTCTTTTCCTAAAAGTTCTGCAATTTGTTTTGTTGTAACAATCGGGCTTGTCTCAGAAAACCCTCCTAATAAACGGGTGAACTTTCTTTCTTTTACTTGTACCTTTCCTTCTGTAAATAATTTAATAATTTTGTTTTGTTCCATTTTTGAAACATCTCCTTTAATAATTTATTTAATGTATGTATTTTCACATACATTTTAATCATATTCCCCATTGTTTATTTAATTAGAATAATCCGACTAAGGGAGCTACCCTTAGTCATAAATTACTCATACATACATTAAATAAATTTTGATGTCGGAGAACATCATTAAAAAATACGTATATATCTACTGTTGTTTTATACATTAATTTATTAATTGGTATGTTTATACTATAATACCAATTTAAATTCTTGTCAACACTTTATATATTAATTTATTATTTTATTTTCACACACTATATATTGTAGTATCATCTCCATTAACACTACAATATATAGATTAATATTTCTTTTAAAATGAACAATTTATGTTATTTCATATAATATCGAAATGTTTCTTTAACTCATCATATATTATTCTTAATGCTTCTCCCGTTTCAATCATTTCTTCATTGGTCAATGCTAAAGTATCAACTGCTGGTCTATTAGTTCCTTCACCCCATCCATGTCCTTCAGCAAAGTAATAATTTATGATTTCATCTAGTGGATATATTTGACCTTTCCATGTTGGGTTATCACTATGTAAGTCTTCTTTTACTTTTAATATACCCCAACAAGTATCTCCTTCCCATTTGCATTCTATTTCAAATGCTTCAATTAATTCGTTTGTTCTTTCATAAATTTTAGGTGTATAAGCAGAGTAAATTTTTGTTATTACTATCTCCTGTGCCTTTTCTTTTAATGCAGGTAACATCTCCTTTTTCATTGTATTTTCTATTTGTTTTTTAGCTTCTCGTATAAATGACTCTATACTATCAAAATCTGCCATTGTTTTATTCTCCTTTAGGTTTAATTTATTAATTCTCTATAATACTAATAGATGGACACCGTATAGATGTCCATTCTTAATATTATATTTTATCCTACGATTGCAAAACCTATTTCGCCAGTCCCAATTCGTGAAGAACTAGCTCCATTAGGGCGTAACTGTTATGATATTTGAAGTTCCTTCATAAGAACCATCAGTAACAATTACTTTAAAGTCATATGGACTTGTTGTTGTTAATCCATTAACTGTAGTTCCTGTTGATACACTAGTTAAAGCTCCACTTATATAAACTCCAGTTGTTCCACTAGTAGCTACTGAAGCCCAAGTTGAACCACTTGAAAGTTTATATTGTAAATCAACAGATGTTGCCCCTGTTGGTGCATTAAATGTTAATGCTACTTTACCTGCAACAGATGAAGTTCCTGCTAAATTAGAAATAGCATTAGCATCATCTGTTAATACCATTTGTCTAAAGAATTGACTTCCTTCTATATCTGTTAATTTTGTATTATCAGCTAAAACAGTCATACTTATATCAAATGATGTAGCTTTTTCTCCATCAAATGACAATGTAATACCTTCTTCAACTGCAACTTTATAGAATTCAAATTGCATTAATATTTGAGATTTGTCTAATTTTCTTAATCCAATTGCATCTATAACAACTCTCTTTGCGTCTGTGTTACTTTTACTTGGTACTTTAAATTGATACATTTTACCACTTGCAACAACAGAATTGTAATTGATTCGTATGTAGTCTCCTACTGCAATATCTGAGTCTGCTGTTACTGTAACTATTCTCTTTGTAGTATCTAATGTAAATGCTAATACTTTTGCTTTTTCTCCATCTTCAGTAACTAAATGTACATTAACCACATTATCTAGAGTTTCTGCAACTCCTTTTAAATTAAACACCATTGAAGCAGTATCTGTAACTCTAAACATTTCATTTTTTTGATAAGTATCAAGTGTTGTAGTTTTTGTAAATCCAGCACTACCTAATGCCATAGCAACCTTATCAAAAGAAGTTGTTTCTGCTGTGAATTTTAATGTACAAGACATTGGTTTTGCTACAGACATAACTATAGCACCTTTTTCTTTGATGTCTACTTTATCCCCCTTTGCTGTTAATTCTAAATTATTGCAATTTTCAAAAATTGTTTCTAATGCTTTTGTTTTAGCACTATATATGTATGCGTCTGCACCACCTATAATTGCCATTCTACCAAGTAAATTTGAATTTGCTATCATAATAAAATTCCTCCTTTTTATTTTTGTTTAATTTTGTATATAATAAAAAAGCCCTTACACATTTGTAAGAACTAAATCATTTGCTTTATTTTGTTACTTTTCAGGTAATTTAACTTTTGTCTCTTTTATCCAATTAAATGATGGTGTTTTTTCAAAAGAAAATTTATAACTACAAAATTGCATTTTTGTGAACTCATTACTTTCTCTAACAAACATTCCATTGTAAATATAATTTAATTGCCATATAGTCAAATTATCCATATCTTGATTTAATTTATATTTTGTTATTTCATTAATTCCTATTAAGCCAATCATATCAGCAATAGTTATTTCATTCTCTTTTCTCTTCTTTGCTTCTACTTCTGCATTTTGTCTTTGTATTTTTTCAAATTTTCTTCTTAGACTTTCATTTTTATAGGGATTTTTAGGCTTATCACTTTCAACCTCAATCATATTACAACAACAAATAATTCTAATTAATTCACTAAATTCTTCAAAATTATCATTGCTCAATATAAATATCGGTTGTTCTTGTTCATTAAATATACCAATATATTTCTCTCTAACGTTTTTACTTATTTTATCAGTATCAACATTCACATCTAAAAAGAAGATTAACGACATTATTAACATATCAATAAATGGAACTCTATCAATCAAACCCTGCTTCATATAATAATCGTCTATTATAAATAAAGTTTCAAAAAAACTATTGTCTTTAGTTATATCAATTAATTCTTCATTCATATTTAAATGCTCTTTTCTAAGAGTAAATAAAGATTTATAGCTTGAATATCTTAATAAACCTACACTCTCATCATCTATATCACTTAAACGAGGTTGTCTAATTTTGACTCTCATATAAGGAATATTTAACGACCTAATCAACCTATATTCTAAATCATCAATTTGCATAATTGTCACCAAACATTCTTTTCTTAAAGTTTTTATTAGTTGATATGTTTGAATTGAATGAATATGCCTTATACATTAAGAGCATGGCATCATTATTAGAGTTTATAGAAAGTTCTTTGAATGAGTTTTCTTCAACTTGTCCTAATCCATTTACATTTGCCATAGCAAAATTATCGTTTATTTTTCTTTGAATACTATAAATTCTAGAATCTCCATTTTCTAATTCCTGTATATTATTACCTTTACAAATAATTTTGAAAATTATATAAATGTTTGAAAACTCTTTACTCTTCTTTGCATTCTCAAACGACACTAGAACCAATGGCATTTCTGCATTCATAACAATATCAGATTGTCTTTTAAACAATAGCACCCCATGTACCCCATTTTCATTATCTGTTGCAGTTTCTTCTGAAAATATATCAAATGGATTTGCTAAGTTATTTTCATCTAAGCAAGTACTATAAGGATAGTAGATGAGTTTTTGTAATTCTTGGTCTTCAAGTACAAACCTTTTAATATAATCTTTAAACACTTTAAAACTATCCAACGAACTCATTTATCCATCACCTCCATTTATAAGTTTTATATTTTGTTTATATACCAGTAATTAAAGTCAATGGGAAGTTATCTAATATCTTAGTTCCTGTGCCTATATCATTAACAGTAAGATAAATAATAGTTTTAGTACTAACTAAAGCATTTTTGATATTGAAACTTGAATTGTTGATATCGGTAATAATAATCTTTTTAGCATTAATTAAAATCTGTGTATTATTGTCAAAACTATAATTTATTTTTAATGTATCATCTTTAATACCTTTGTTTAATTTAGTTATTGTGACTAAATTTGTAACGTATTGTTTTATTGTAGTTCCTTGTTTGAAATCATATTTATATTCGATCTTATCTACTACAATATCTTTTACTTCAAATGAGATGTCAAAATCTTGGCTACTTGAACCAATAGGTACTGAAAGTTTAATACTACCTGCTCCAACAGATAAACCTTTTATAGATATTACACCGTTAGTATTAGTTACTTGAACCAATGTGTTGTTAGTAGTTGTAACATTTACTAAACTATAATCAAAGTCTTTACCTGATTCATCTTTAACGCTATAATTTATAGTATATTCACTTCCGTTAGCAACTTCAAAACTTGTAGGAATATCATATGTATAAGTATGTTTATTTTCATATGCTCCTGCAATTTCATGTTCTGTATCATCAATTTCATAATTAATACTATCTTGTCCTAGTAGAATAGAACGAATAGCGTCTTGGCTACTTACATATTCTATTTGAGTTACCTTCCATGCTCCATCATTAAATATAAATCTTTGCCCTACTTTTATTGTTTTACAATTAACATTATTTGGGAAGTCAATTGAATAACGTGAGTCACTCTCAGTGATTCCAACAACTAAATTACTAGTTCCTAACGTATATTTAGTTTGATTAGTACCTATGCCATAAGCAGAGTATACAACACCTTTATATATCCATTTGAATAGATGGTTAGTTCTTTTCATTTTTGCAGTATTAAAAAATGGATTATCTTTATCTACTGAAACATTTGTTAAATAAATATCCTCTAAATATTCTACATAGTCACCATATTTATAAGCATATTCTTTTCCAATCATTATTGAACGTTCCTCATTAGCCTCTTTGTTTTCTACGCCTGAGTTTCTAACTATTGCTCTGATTACCTTTTCTTCTCCATTAATTAATTGTGTACTTTTCCCATTTATTTTTATATCAGTGCCTTCTTGTTTTAATTGTTCATTGAAATGGAATTTACCACTATAATCCTTCATATCAATTTGAACATGTTTTTTATAGTTACTGTAATCTTTCATTAATTTAAATCATGAGTATCCATGTAACTCAGTCTTTCTAGTATATCTTTTTCTACTTTTTCAATAGTGGATTGTCTAGTAGAAACTTGATCTTTGAAGAATTTACTTTTAACTTCTTTCAAATCATATTGATATATTTGCTCGAAGTATTCCAATTTACTTTCTAATATATTTTGTTTAATAAATAATGCAAGTAATTCTAATCTATTATCATCTAACAACCTACTTATAGTTTCTGCTGAATCTATATAGGTTAACTTTTCTTCACGATCATCGGTTTTGATATTATATTTTCTTACTGCATTATGAATTTCTATATATATTCCTTGGCTATCAGAAGGTAGTAATTCGTCATCTAATCCTGAGATATCTCGAAAGGTTTCCCATATAGTATCATAATCTGTAACAGTCATTATAATATCACACCTTTCTATATTTTATTTAGTTTCTTCATCAAAAATATAACCACAATTTTCATAATCTGATAATCTGTAACAGTCATTATAATATCACACCTTTCTATATTTTATTTAGTTTCTTCATCAAAAATATAACCACAATTTTCATAATCTGATAATCCATACCATTCACAAACTACTTTTCTTTTTGCATTGGAATCTATACCGATATCAATTGCAGTTCTATATATATAAGCTTTTACTTCTTTTACTTGTATTTCATCTGTAATATCTTTGACTAAATCATTTAAAGCTTTTTTTAATACAAGTTGATTTCCTGTTGTTAACATTGCTTGTATTTCATCTCTAGTTTTTATAGCATCTTTTATTTCTAATTGTTTTTCTTCAACATCTTCTACTAAATATTTAACATCTTCTTCTAAATCTTCATTACCTTGTTCTTCAACCATTAATTGTCCTGATGTAAAAGTAGTTGTACTATCTTTTAACCATTGAAATACTTCTACTGGAACATCTCTTCTACTTATAATACTACCTTTAGTTCCCGTCCAATCAAAATGTGTTAATTTCCCATCGGGTAATGCAAAAGGGTAATTTACCTCAAATGTATCAGATTGTTTTCTTACTAATGTTACTGTATTTTTACTCATTATTTTTCTCTCCTTAATTTATAAATTATTAAAATAAAGGACTTCTAATTAAAGAAGTCCTAATTATATTGATTAAAGAACTACAGAAGTATCTTTTATGTAACCAATAGCTCTATTTAATAATAAAGTTATATCTACTTTATAAGATATTTTCATAAATACTTCTTCATTTTCGATATGTTCTTGCATAGTATCTGAAAGTAAAGCCATATCTCCAAATTCTGTAACTTTTAATGGACTAGCAGAACCTCCAGCAATCAAAATTGCTTCATCAACTGGTAAATCTACTTTTGAATTCATGTTATCTGTGTAAGGATTATCTATAGAAATAGCAAGTGTTTTAGAAATTTGTTCTATTGTAGCATCTCTTAATAATGATTCCTTCATAGCGTCTGTTAAATATAAAGGTACATTAGTCATTCCAGTTACAGATACACTAGCTTGTTTATCTGCTAAAGCACTTATAAAAGCAGTATCAGCTATCATAACAGGTTTAACATTTCTACCATATCTTAATAGAGAACTTTCAATTCCTTTGAATCCAGCAAAAGTAATATTTGCCACTGTACTTTTTTGTTTTGTAGGAATTTTAGCATTTGCAGAAGCTTCTCTTACTGCAACGAATATTTGTGATAATATATATCTAGTCTTTTCTTCATTAACTAAATTTACAGCATTTCTAAATTGGTTAATTGGATTTGAAAGCATATCTGAAACAGAATACTTAATACCGAATTGGTGTTTAAATGGAGTAGCATAAACTTTGCTTGTAAAAGAAGGTACTTTAGTAAAATTAACTCCTGTACCAGTTGCTGTTACAGCAGTAGTAACCTTGGCTACTTTATCTGCTACATTATATTGCATTATATCATTAGTCCCTACTTTTTTATAATCAGAAACTAGGTCGATATATCTTTGTCTATCCACTACTTGTAATTGTTCAGCAGTAGTCACGATTAATTGATTTAGATCTCTATAAGCTTGAATGTTGTTTATAGTAGCATTTGAATTATAAGCTTTATTAACTAATTCAATTATTACATTTTCATCCTCATTTACTCCTTCTTCGTTTACTGATGTTTTATTGTTATATACTCTTTTACCTAATTGTAAGAATTCTTTATTTAATTCCATTTTATTATCATCCTTTCTTTTTATAATTTATTTATTATTTGTATTCGATTCTAATTGTTGTTACACCAGCATTGTAACCAAAGTCAGTGTCCAATCCAACTACAGTTGCTATTTGTGTTTCAGTTGTTATAACATCTATTACTTGGAATACTTTATTAGTAGCATCCCAAATTACAGGTAAATCTAAAGCTAGAGTAACTCCACCTTTAACGGTATATCCTGATACTTCTTGATTTACTCCTTTTTCTGCTCTAACTAATCTTACAGGTTCTCCGATTTTATTGTAGAAATTTTTATAATCTGTTTCACCCATATCAATTAGTAATTGGTCTTCAACATGAGTTTGTAATATAAAATATTCTCCTGTTCCATCAAATGGTTTGCATTGTCTATTTCCATTAGCATCTCTTCCTGCAAATTCTACTAATCCTCCATTATCCATATTCGAACCTGTTAAAATAGCACCATTTGCTACTGGTTTAGCCCAAATTGTATTTATCTCACTTATAGAATGATTCCCAGGAAGGAACAATGCGTCTCTTAAAATTGTAGCCATAAAAATCGTCTCCTTTATTTATAAAATTATTGTTCTTTGCTTTTTAATTTATTTAATATTTATTAATATATATCATTTCAATTAACAAATATTTAATTTTTATTTTTAGTAGTTTAGTCCATATTTTGATAAGATATTGTCATCTGCAGGTATTAAATCTTCATTATCTTCTAATTTAACAATTTGATTAATACTTATTTTAGGTACATTTAACATAATATCATCTGTATCAATCTCTTTTTCAATTGGTTTAATACTCTCAACAATTAAAGCATTTAAACTATACTTGGCTTTATCAGCTTTTTCTTTTACTGAATTAATAGATTCTTTAATTAATTCTTGTGTAGAATCTTCATCAAATATATCTAGAGCATTTACGCTAGTAAATTTAATTTTATACAATTCTGTTGCTTCATTTAATGATTTTTCAAATACTTCTTTATTATATTGATCTACAATTGGTTGCATTTCTGTTATCATAGAATTCATGGCAACTAATTTATTTGTTAATTCATTAAATTTATCAGTATCTACTTTTGAGTTATTTGATTTCTCAACAACTTTTTCATTTAAAGATACGATTTCACCATTCAATTCTTCAATCTTAGCATTAGCTGTTTCTAAATCTAATACTGCATTTTTAGAGGTTTCAAGTTCTTGTAATTCATTTACTGAAACTAATGTGTATTGATATTCCATCTTTTCCTTAGTGTCATAGTTTACTGTTAGTGAATCATCTTCACCTAATACATATGTAACTTTATAATTCACCCATTTTTCAGATTCCTTATCATAAGTTTCATATATAAAATATTTACTTTCTGGGAATATTGAATAATTGCTTAACCACATATATTCATATTCATTAGCAGTCATTACATCTCCTAGTTGTCCTAAAATTTTACTTCTTAAATCGCCTAATGAAATCTCATTTAGGGCTTTTAAAAATTTATTTTCCATTGTTTTTATATCCTCCTTTTGGTTTAATTTATTAGAATCTAACTCATTGTTAGACTTTAAACTATTTACAGCTTTGTTCCATTGGTCTTTTAATTCATTAAAGCTTGTTAATGTTGCACAATCATATGATGGCAATACTTCAATTGCATAACCCCTATCCTCACTATTCAATAAAGTATGAGCAGTAAATAGAATTGGGGATTGAATATATTCAATTTTATCCTTAACTAAATAATTAAAATATAAATATTCAACTGACATATTAATACCAATTCCGTTATTAAGCCATTCTTGAAGTAATCCAATTATGTCTGCGTAATGGTCATCACACCATAATATAATGTCACCGTAAACAACCCTTTTAGTAATTTCATTTTTATCTGTATAATCATCTATATATACATTTTCTATATATCCAATAGCATCAGTATCGCAATAAATTACATCATTACCTTGTCTATCAGTAGTTTCATGTTCTTCATGTGAACCTAACGCATCAATACCATCATTTTCACTTTTGGTTATGTATTTGCAACAAATTCTTTTACCAACTAAAGTTTGAATATTTTCTATAGCTATTTCTTCAGTTATTATTTGGTGATTTCCACTTTCTTCAAAATCAAATATTATTACTTTTCCCTTCATTATTGTAGGATCATTTGGTACAGTATTTAAAGTATTAAAAGACATATTGACTTGTCCAATTTTATCAAACTTATTTTCCAATTTATCACCACCTTTCAATGTATAATCTATTAAATATTGAAATACATACAATAAATAATTAAATTAATTCAATATTTAATTATTTAAGTCTAATAAATTATTAAATCTATTAGTTTCATACCAAATCTTAATATCATCTTTTGATAATTCTTTTAATTTATCGTATAATTTACTATTTTCATCAATAAACAATTTCTTACCATTAGAACTAATAGTAATCAATCCTTCTTTTTTAACTACTAGTATCTTCATATTTATCACCTACTTTATGTTGTGCTAGGTTTCGGATTTGAATTTCCATCAGTTTCTTTTGTTTGGATTGTGCTAGTATTTGTATCAGCTTCATTAGTAGGTCTTCCTATTTGATCTGAATCTGTATCTGAAGCCGTAAATGATGTTAATTGTGGGATAATTTTTTCTCTTAATTTTAAATCATCTATTTCATATATACTTTCATTTATAAATGCTTCAAAATCTCCACCAATCAATTCAATCATCGGTCTAATACTGAACCCTTTATCGGATAGACCTTTATAAATATCTAATTTTTCTTTTTTTGTAAGTGCCTTTTGTTTATCATATTCAAAATAATAATTAGAACCTTTATTTTGTCCTAGTATGATAACAATTAATTGATTATATATTTCTTCAATTTGTTCTAACATTGTACCTATTTTTTGATAAATCATATCAAGATTTAGATTTGCACTAGCGTAATTGCCCCCTGTTCCATTTGCTAATGTTGAGGATATGCTTGTACCAGTAGTAATATCATTATTTACACTGTCATACTTACCAGAATCTAATATATCATCAGCACCTTTAAACTCAGGATATGAAAAGTCAGCAAAAGATGGCATTGATATACAAGTTAATCCATTCTTCCCACTTGTATTTTTCTCTAATGCTTTCTTTATTTTATCAAATACTTTTCTTTGCACCGATTCTTTTACTTTAACATCATTGTCATCTTTATCTCTCATTTTTACTACGGCTATAGCTCTTATAATCTTGTCAGCCATAGAACGTTCTAAATCTTTCATCTTTTGTTTATGTTGTAAATCAAAAATTGCTTGAGTTCCCATTGGCAATCCTAATCTTTGATTATGTGATAATACTCTAGTTCTAGCAACTAATGACCTATCTGGAGGTAATACAATTAACTGTAATTCTTTTTTCTTATCAGCATTGTTTTCATTCTTCCATTTTTTATACATATTTTCTGTTACTAAGGGGGTTAAATTATTATATAAGGCTTTCTTCTGTTCATTTGTTAATGTATCAATATATGATAAATCAAACACTCCTACCATTTTCCCTTTATAGTTTCCATACGGATAAATATACTCTAAATCATCAAATACATTAAAATAAGGTTCTTTTTTATTACCTAGCCATGTGCCAACAACAGAACCATTGTTAGCTAATTGAACAAGTAATTCTCTAGTTAATATTTTATGTTTAACATTTCTTTCTAAGGCAATTTTTATAGCTAATATGTCATTTTCATAACTACCTAATCTTTTATAAGTTTTTATCTTAAAATTTAGTTCTGGTAGTGAAAATATTAAATCATAAAGTTGAGATATATTTCCATCAATAATATAATAGTATGTAAGTAAATTATTTATTTGTTTCATATAATCATCTGGATTACTAAACCATCTTTGCAAAGTTTCCATATCTATTGTTTTTATATTTTGTGTCATTTCTAACACAAATCCATCTACGAAACTATCTACAACATCATTATAAGAATTATGTTGTTTTTCTAATTCATCTATCCTTAGTTGCATATCGGATACTTGCTTTTTTGTAAAAGTGTTTTTACTACCTATTGGTCTACCTGCATTGGTTGATTTTTTAGTTTCTGTAGAGTTTGTGTTCGCCAAGTTTACACCTCCTTTTATTTTATTTATCCTAATAGAATACGTATTGACGGTCTTCATCGTCATCATCATCTTCAATTACATCCATAAAGGTATTTATATAATATAATCCCATTATTAAAGAACTATATCTATCTTTATCTATTTTTTTAACCACTTGTATTACCGTAGTTGTTTTTTCTGTTGTTTTTAATTTTAAATTTGAAACCTCATCTATTAGTTTTTGTACTTGTTTAGATTGTTGTTCTATTATAACTTTTCCATCATTCGAAATACTTGTATCTATGTCTGCTAAATCATCATTGTCTATTTTTTTAATTAATTTAAGCCTTGAGGATTCAACATAATTTATAAAATTTACTATCATTTCTTTATTGCAAGATTGAGCCTTTAAAGCATATATCATTTTTGGAGCATCAGCAGTTTGTGGCTTTTGGTCTGTATTTATTGTTGCAAAACACCCTAATTCTTCATTGGTTTCATTATCAGTTTGCTCTTCTAAAAAACAATCTACACATGCACTTCCAACTCCGTTTGCATCGACAATTATTGCTTTTACTCGACTTTTAGTTTCATCTAAACTTCCACCATATTTATAAAATAATCTCTTAACTATTGCAGTTTGTTCACTAAAATTAAATCCATTAGGAGGAGTTATTATATTTACTACTCTAACTTGTCTTATCTTACCGTTCTTATTTCTAATTACTTTTAAAATAATTATAGCAGTTTTATTATTATTCTCACTTTCACTTCTAGCTACGTCCATAGAGATAACATATTCATTTAATTCAAAATTTCCTTTTTTATCTTTAGTACATTCAAATTCCATATCATTTTTATCTAGTGTTCTTGCCTTTATAAGTTTTGATATATTAATTAATCCACCATCACTTACACCTATCCAATCACACAGATAATTTTGTCTGAATCTAATTACGTTTCTATCCCTTGCTTTAATAATTGTAGACATTTTTTGTCTTCCAAAATGAATAGGAATTCTCCAATCTGAACCAAAAACAAAAGAACCATCTAAATTAATCATACCATGTAAAACTTTTAATATTTGGTCATACTCATCGCTGTTCTTATATCCAGACGTTGTATATCTGTTTATTTGCCCATTTAATTCTTCTGGATCAATTGCTCCTGTCATAGTAGGTCTACTTATATTGAAAATAGGCTCAATTGCATCATCGTAGGTTTCTTTGTCTATTAATGCCGATTCTTCCAATCCACCCCTTCTTCGCCTCAATCCTTTAGATTGTTGGGAGTTAGCCAAACTATCAATTATTGAACCATTAACAAATTCAACCATTCCATAATCTTTACTAAAATTTGCTTTTCTTATATTATCAGCAAAAGCAGGATAGAATCTTAATATTTCATCATGCTTATCTCTCCATATTTTTACTGCCGACTCTTTAGTTGAGGCAGTTAGTGAAGTAGTTATATTAGGAAAACAACAACAAGTATGATATTGTGCCATAACATGTACTAAAGTTTTAGATATTCCTCTAGGAGCACAGAAATAATTTTCTCCAAATCTAGATAAAGCTCTTAGCATTACTCTTTGATGTAGGTCAAATGTCAATCCTCCCCTTTCGGGCTTATACATATCCCAAAATATATCAGGATAAAATCTTAAAAATGAACATAATTCAGTAAATTCTTCAATATGCCTATCTACAATATTTCCATTTTCATCAGAAGGCTTAACTGGTGATTCAAAAGATGGATTATATATATCCGTTCTGCTCTCTGAATATTTATCATTATCTTTGAAGTTTTCATAAGTACCCATTATATATCACCATCTTCATATAATGGTTCTTTATATACGTCTGTTAAATCTCTAAATACAGCATTTCTTTTATTTCTTTCTTCTTGTATTTTTTCATCAGAAAAACCTTTTTGCTTGTAAAAATCTACAAGCATTTCATCATAAAAATTCCATATATCTTTATATTGTGTTCTTGGTTTATCCTCTAATCTTTGCATATATTCTATAATTGACCATATTATCAAATCAGCATCGTCATATGGTTGTTCTTTTAATTTAGGAAGAATTGGAATTATGCCAACTTTATCTTCTACTGCTTCAAATAATTGAGGCAGTAGATCAACTCCGCCACTTATGTCCGATTTACTTAATTGAGATACATTTAGCTTTCCAGACTGTTGAGCTTTTTCAGCTAATCCTCCCCATTTAGTAGCTTCTGCTACATCACCTTTTGCTGTTGCTAACTCTTCTTTGACTCTGAATCTTATATATGTAGTCAACGATTCTGTATGTATTGATGTTTTTTGACCATAACTATCTGCAAGTTTTCTCCATTTTTTCTCAAAACAATAGTATTCTTCATCTGTATATCCCACACCATATTTATCTTCTAATTGTTCATATGTCATATCTTCTATTTCATATTTTGCTTTTTTTGAAGTAATAATACTACTTGCTGAATTTTCATTAATATTACTAGGTTCAAAAATACTATCTTTATACTTAGATCCTCTATTTTGAACCATGCCTAAATCCTTAAAATAAAAACCTATAGCAGATTCTATTTTGTTAGGATATTTTTTTAAATTATCGGCTAATGTTTGATATAGAAATGGTCTATCTACCTTAGATAACATATTTTTAAAATTATCAACATCTAAACTTCCAATATTATTTAAACTCATATTTATACAACATTGTTTACAGTATGGTAGTGTGCCAGATTTAGTTGTGCCATAACTTTTATAGAATTCACTAGGTTTCTTATCGTGGTCACAACCTGTACAATATATTAGTTCTCTATCTGTCATCTCTGTATTACCTTGTGCTTTTTTTGCCACGATTAATACACCTCCTTTATTTTGTTTTTATTACTCTTCACTAAACCATATAATCCTTGAATTAAATATACTTACGTTTAGCATTGGCTCTAATACATCTAAAATATCATCTTCTAAAATTACTCCATATAATTTACTAGATATATAAAGTCCATCTATTCTAGTACCATGTAAATTATAATAATCTGATTTTTTATTTATCTTTATAGTTTTAACTTCGATATTTTCATATTGTAATAATCTTGATATGAGAACATTATTTAATTCATTATCTTCTTTATATAGGGCTATTATTTTAGGATTATATTTCATTAAAGTCTCCTTTACCAACTCAAATCAACAACATTAATATTTGCACCAAAATAATTATACGGATTTATAAAGTTATATAACATTCCTATATAATCATCATTATTATTACTACTATTTTCAATACTTTTCATTATAGATTGTGATACTATAACATTGCTAAATCTATAACCTCTTGCACTTTGATTCACACTATAAAATATTTTTAAATCATAATGTTCAAATTCCATAATTCTAACATTAAAAGAAATTCTATTAGTTTTTGCAACCTCGTCTTTATATGGATAACTATCTAATAAATTCTCTAATTCTTTTTCATTGGATATAAATATACCTATTACTGGTTTAAAACTCATTTTATTTTCACTTCCTTTATATTTCTACATACAAAAAGAAGCTACTAAAAATTAGCAACTTCTAAGTCTTTTTCTTTTATTTTTCTTAACTTTCCATACATTTCATCATTTATTAATATCCCAATATCAATATTATAGTGACTATGATTTTTACCTTCTATGCTAAACCATTCTTTAGCTTTATTAATTTCGTCTAATATTATTTCATCAGTAGGCAAATAATCTCTAGATGAATTTATAAATATACCTTTCCAACCTCGCTTTTTCATATAATAATATCTTGCACGTTCTCTATTATCATGTTGTGATTGAGTCATATTTCCCATTTTTACACATAAATCATGCCCTGATCCATTAAACTCTAAATAAATTTTTTCATTAGGAAAAGCAATATCTAAACTAGGAGTTTCATTGCTATAGTTTAATTCTCCACCTAGTAATTTCCACAAATATCTTTGTTGATTAGATGTTTTAACTGTTCCATTTTTATAAAATGATTCTGATTTTTTATTTTTAACATCTTGAGTCTGAGATATATTATCTACTCCATATTTATCATTGCAAGTTTCTATTATTTTATCTTTCCATTCGTCTGTCTGCATATAATATTCTTTTCCAAACTTATCTAAACTAGTTTGTTTAACCTTATCTTTACATTCATCTGTTTGACTATAGTATTCTACTCCGTATTTTTCAACATTATTTTGTATTATTTTACTCCGTATCTCTTCATTATTCATACTGCATTCAGTTCCATAACGTTCTAAATTAGTTTCTTTGATTTTATCCTTAAATTCATTTACATACATTGGATTCTCTACACCATATTTTGATATCATAGTATCTTTTAATTTATCTTTGTATTTATCTAATTTCATAACATTTGTAGCACCATATCTATCTAATTGAGTTTGTCTAGCCTTTTCTTTAGAAGATTCTAATTGTTTTACATTCTCTACTCCATACTTAATCATATTAGCTTCTTTAAGCTTCTCATATTTATGCTTCTTACAAGCGTCTTTTTTAACTATACATCTATCTCTATTGTTGTTATATTTTTGATATGTTGTTTCATATATTTCATCACAATAATCACATTTCGCACGTACTAATGCTTGCGAACTTAATGTTAAATCTTCAACTTTTACCTCAAATACATCTTCTTTTCTAGTAAATATATATCCCTTACTCTCATACCATTTTCTATTATAGTTCGTCCAATTTACTTCTACTTTTTTACTTAATAACATAATCAAATTCCTCCTTGAATTGCTAATATCACATAGCTTATTTATTTTTAATTTATTTTATAAATAACTTTCAACTTTTTCATTATCAATTTTCACTAATCCGAATAACTTTAAACTATCTAAATCAAGTTCCTTGCCTGATGTATAATATTCTGGATTTATATAAATAGATTTCTTATGACCATATTGAACTCTTTTTAACATATTTTTATCTTCTAAAGATTTCAAAGCAGTAATTATACTTCTTTCAGTTAATCCTATAATTGGTTCTAATTCTTTGATAGTAGGTATGTGATCATTAATTACAATACAATTAGTAGGATGCTGAATGAAATCTCTCATTATGTAAAATACCAACTTTTCATTTGTATTTAATTTCATGTTCATCACTCCCTCAATTTTATTTCTATAAACTATATTGAATTCACCATTATCAAAATTTTCTCTTGCTTTACCACTCTTTTTCTTTTTAACTTTTTTCTTAGTTAAACTTTGCTCGTTCCCTATACCAAATTCAGTATTAGACACGTAATTAGCAGTAGCAAACATTTCTGTTTTATACTTTTCTAATTTAGTTTGTATTATCTTATCATGTTCTGATTTTGTTATAAATTCACCATTTTCAGACTGAATAAAACTTCCACCTTGTATTTCTAAAAACTTACTATCTTCTTCAATTATAAAATCTCTTATCAATTCACCTATATTATTATTTTGCATCTTCATAATGCCTCCTTAAAATTTATTTTTACACATAACAAAAGACTGAACGTCACAACAGTTAATACTGCATGTAGTTCAGTCTTTCATATTTAACAATCATATTTAATTTGTTCAACATTAGTTATATCAACACTTTACAAACTTACTCTTCTTTGTTCTTCGCATTATTTTGAGTTCTAATAGCATCAGCTATTACTTTCTTCACTTGCAATAGTTTGTTAATATAATCCTGTAGACATATATTGGTTTTATTTTTGAAATCTTGTTCTAATTTAATTAATTCATTCTTATAGCCTTCAATATAAAAGAATACTTTATAATCACCTTTATATCTTTTATTTTCTTTTACCTCAACATTATTATATGTATAACCATTGAGCAGTAGGTAAGCCACCATTTCTGATTGACTATATTTATAATTTACCTTTTCCATATTCAAATTCCTCCTATATAATTTATTTAAGTATTCTTAAGATAATATTACCATATAGAATACTAATTTACAACAATATTATTTTTAATTTATTTATTATTTATAACTACCCATTCCTATAAAAAATAAGCACTACAAAAATAATAAAAGAGACTAGATAAACTAAATCATCTAGTCAAATTCATTCACATTTAAAATCAATTTATATTGTAAGTAATCTCTGATTACGCAACAATAAATCATGCGTTAGCATGACAACCTCGTAGAGTATAAATCTACTCCTTGTTGCCACACCTCATATTTTGTAATACATTAATTTGTTTTAATATATTTTCTCTTGATAAAGTTGTATTTTTATTCTTAGGTGTTTCAGCATATTCAATCATTAATTCTTCTATTTGAATATCACAGAAATTACTACGAGTAATTTTATTTGTTCTACTATCTATGTATTCAATAGTATTATTACTCATCATTATAAATATTTGTATAACATCTTTAGGTTTAACTATACTATCTATATATTCTTTACTAGGATAATACTCATCAAAAAATGTAATGCTAATATTTCTCAATGCTCTTGGTTCATTATTAGGTTTATAACAAAATACTTCCAATATATCTCCATTGTTAAATTCTATACTAATTTTATCTCTAGAACATTTGTGCAATTTAATCAAAATATTTTCTTCATAAACATACTCTCTAAAATAATCTTGCAATGCTCTCGGTTCAAAAGGTGAAATATATAAATACTTACCATTTTTATTCTCCATAATTTTTCTAAATATAGAATAAGTTTTACCTTCTCCACGTTCCCAATTACATACTACAATTTCCTTTTTACTATTTAACATTTTTTCTTGATAAACTCTCATCTCACTCATTTTTATCAAACTCCTTTTATTATTTTAATTGCTTACCAATATAGATAAACATTACTAAACAATAAAATTTAATTAAAAGACTAGGCAAAATTCACCTAGTCATCTAATCCATATAATCTTATTATTATACTGTTGTAGCACTAACATCTGTAGCAATGCTATTATATTTTCCAGCTTGTAAATCAGTAATCAATTGATTCAAACTAGCCACAACTGTAGCAATCTTACTATCTACATCTTCTGCTTTAGCAAGTCCACTAACATCAGGAACTACTATACCACTTACCTTTGCAGATAAATCAGCTATTTCTTTTCCTAAAGCATCAGTAATTTCAGCTTTAACCTCCTTACTTTATTATCTACATAAGACGTATCTGTATTGCTAGAACCTTCAACAGATGCACCCGAAAGTAAATCTACTTGTGCTTTAAATTCTTCTAAATTCGTACCATCATTAAATTGAATTCCATTTGCTAATTTCATTTTTTATTTTCCTCCTTGTGTTTTGTAATTTATTTCTAATCTTTAACAGTCAATAAAACATTACTTTTATATTGATTTGTACATTAATTTATCATTTGGTTTTTAATGAATTTATAGAATCCATTGCTTCTTGTAATTCATTAATTGCTTCAATAAATTTGTTTACCAATTTTCTTTTAAATAATTCATCACTTATTATATTTTCATTATCGATACTAGAAAATAATTCTGATACAAATATTTCACCAATGTTTTCATGAACATCATCATATTTAGCCATATATGTTACCTCACTTATGGTTGGTTTTGCTCGGTAATTGTTTGTTGAGTTTTAGCAATTTCTTTATTATTATCACAAGTCATTCTATTAAGTTCAAGATTATACTCAATATTTCTTTCATTAAGAATAACATCAATTGCACTTGTAGAATCAATACCAACACTCTTTAAAGCTGAATATTGACCTACTAAAAATGATATTGAGTCTATTCCAGCTTGGAATTCTTGTGGATTTAATTCTAACTCTTGTACATTTTCAGTATTAATATCAACTTCTTTTGAACTCATTAATTGTTCAATAACATTAATTAACTGGTCTTTAGACATATCATCTAATGTCATTTCTTCGTTAATTTCATCTTCAATATCTTCAATTTGATTTAATTCTTCTTTACACATATTCTCTCACCATAATCCTTATATTATTTTATCAATTATTCCATGTTCTAATGCTTCTATACTACTAAATGATATATCTAAGTTATATTTTGTTAATCCTTCAATATCTTCTTCTGATAATTCGGTATAGTCTCTCATTAAATCACATAACATTTTCCAATCTCTTTTATCGTATTCAAAACTCTTTTCTTTTTCTCTATAAGTTTGATGTCCACCACATGAAAACTGAGTTTGGTGAATTAATATATCTGAAAATCTAGTAGCATATCTATGTCCTTTTGTCCCTAACATTAAAAGATAAGCTCCTGCTGACATACAAAACCCATCACAGTAAGTTTCTATGATTATTCCCTTTTCTTGATAATGCAACATTATACTTGCCAAAGCCATAAAACTTACAACCCAACCACCAAAACTTGAAATTCTTATTTTTATAGGTTGTCTTTCTTTTTCAGGTTTACTTAATTCTTGTTCTGCTAATTTTGTTAATTGTCTACAAAACATTACTTGACTATCTCTATCTACTTCTGTATCGAGGTATATTATATTTTTATGTAAGTAATCACTTAATTTCATTTCTTCTAAAAGACGGTTTATTGGTTGATATATTTCTCCCATAACTTTCACCATTTTAATCCTTTATTTTATTTTTAATTTATTTGTAAATTTATATCTCTGATATATTCAACTCCATCATAGTTAACTACAATTAGAGATTGACTCGCATGTGTTGTACATTGAACTTTATCTACGCTATAAGGATTAAATCCGAATAATGAACCTATTGTCACCACATATGCACCCATATTTTGAGAACTCATATTGAAATTATGATAGTGTCCCCTAATTAACATTGAGTATCTTGTATTATTCATACTAACTTCACTATTATAAAAATCTTTATCTTTTTTAGGACTCTTGTCGCCATGTTTGACTTTAATAATTCCAAATCCTAAATCAAATTCTCCACAATCTTCTTTAAAATCAATATCACAAACATTTACTCTATCATTTTTAGCTAAAGTAAACCACTTCTTTAGATTCTTAACTATCACTAAGTTATTGTTATCTCCTTCAATATTGGAATCTTTGTTAGCTTGGTTTCCTCTTTGATGATTGCCACCGACTGAATATAAATCTACATTTACCTTCATTTCAGATATACTTGTAACAAAGCCATATAATAATTCTTCAGCCATAACTATTTGTTCATTACTATTAAATTCACAACTGTATGATTGATCTTGCCCACGCATATAAATTCCTTCTGTTAAATCTCCAGCTTGCACTACAATTACCTTAGTTATATCATTCTTATGTATTTCCTTTTTAATTTCAGATAAGAATTTAGCTAATCTCTTTTTAGCAATTTCATAATTATAACTATTGCCTTTATAATCCTTAATTACATATCCTACATGCCAGTCTGAAATTCCAACTATTAATGTTTTTTCTGATTCATTCTCTATTCTTTTATAAGATAAAGGCAAAAAGTTTTCGCATTCTCTATCTATGTACTCATTTATGTAATTTGCTATTTCAATATTTTTAACAAAATCTCTTTTAATTTTATTAAGCTTAGTTGTATCGTTTCTAACTAACATCTTTTTTAAATCTAATTCACCAATTAATTCTGCAACTTCATCTATTTTGTTTTTACATTCTTTTTCACTCTTTAAAGATTCCAATGCTTCAGAATATCCAATTTCATAGTTTTTAAAAATACCACGCATATAGCTCTCTTGCCATGATACATCTAATACTTCATTTACAATTTCTCTTACTTGACTATTTGTTAAATTATTTTGAACCTTATTAGAATACATTCTATGTATATATTTTTCTCTACTCTCATCTTCTAATTTTAAATACCTTTCTTCCATAATAATTCTCTCCCATATTACTATTTTATTTCTTAATTATAATGTCTTGTCCACATGACGGACACTCAATAAATTTAACTCCTGATATTTCACTAAAATTGCCATTTTCTATTTCATCTTCAACTATAATTTTAGCCTTGCATTCTGCATTAGGACATATAACTTTTTGTACTCTTCTTTTATGTTTCTTAGATTCTCTTTGTTGATTGTATTCTTTTTCTCCCATCTCATATCTCTCCATCTTTTTAAATATTCATTAAAAAATACCTTGCACATTATCATCAACGTTCAAGGATTATCTTTATTATAAATATTTATTATTTTCACGCCCATATGGATAACCACTAGCCTACGTGATATTATAATGACTTGTACTTCATCATCATAAATAATTGGCACTATTTGAGGATAACTTTAGCCCGACAAACATCAAGTGAAAAGTCATAGCCTTGTGAGGTCTTTTGGTATCGGATTTTTAGCATATGTAAAAACATAACTAAAGACGATAATCCGAATAACGCCTTGAATAGCAGATTAGTATCCATACCCTAACTAGGTCAAATGCTATATATTAATGTCCGATAGCTCGGAAATCGAAGCTATTCTTATTCGATTTGTATTACCAATACACGATTCTTAATTTCCTAATAAATTAGTTGTTTTAATCACTCCACTATCCACCCATATAAAAGGTCATATCTCAACGAGTATATGCCTTATCTAACTTCATCAAATTCTCTACATTTATCTATAGTTATTTGAATTCCACCGTCTACTATTTTACTAATATGGTCTTTATACATCCAACATACTCTTTGATGTTGACATAAATCACATTTCATATTCAAAGACCATACCTTTCGCAGTTTTTCTTTTCCCACCACAAACCATGCTTATAGTTGATTCTCCCATATTATAATATTTTGATGCTTCAACTATACTTTTAAATGATTTATTATCAGTTAAACATTTTATGGGTTTAGATATTTTACTTGCCATTTGTTTAATATTTTTATTTTGTTCTTTTTCACCATTGTAATTGCACCAACTATTTTCTGTTCCATTCTTTAAATAAGTTCTAGTTGTTGTAACATTTATATGCATAATACTAGATATTCCTTTTATACTATATATTCCTTTATTCCATAAGTCACAAGCTACTTTAACTAGATTACTTAAAGCAAATTCGTTACATTTAAACCAGTCTATTTTACTCAAATCAAATAGATTATTTAATCTACTATTATGAATTACATTATTTTTTATATATTCAAATCTAGTTTCCATGTTAGGATAATCACAATCAATTCTAATAACCTCTATATCACGTTCTCTTGCTAAATTATCTTTATACTCATCTAACTCATTACTTTCTTTGGAAGTTTGTCCATTCATTTGATTGTTATTTTTATGAAATTGTCCATCCATTTCTATTATTTTATTTATTGAAGGTATATAAAAATCATAACGTTTAGGTTTAATCCATTCTGGATTGTATTCTGGTATAAAATCTATTCCTAATTGTTCTAAAATATTAAACATTGTCTTATTAGGAAAACTCTGACCATCACTACAGATACATCCTATTGATTTATTTGTATATATATCTCTAATTTTAATTTTTTTATCTTTGATTCTTATACAATCTGGACAAACAGGATTTATATAACCTCCAAAATTATTGGAGTTTCCAGTTCCCCATTTAGTGTACAATTTAGCCTCATTATAACCACCTTGAAAATAAGGAATTAACCAAGGAGCAGTTGTAGGTATATCGTTTATTCCTTCTATAACAACAAGACCACGACAACAAGAACAATTATCACCTCTTTGCAAATTTCCTTCTTCAACCCAACCTTCTGTCCAGTTACATGTGTTGCAAGTGTATTTATACCATTTCCAATTTTGTCCCCTTTTATCTTTTCTATATTCTCTGTCTGTTATGGTTATATCTCTTTTATTATCTTTAAATCTTGTACCTATTTCAACTTTAAAGTTTTTTGTCATTAATCCTAAAATTTTTCCAAAAGCACATTTTGCAAGGTTATCACATGTAATATGAAAATCTTCTCCTTTATATACAATAACCAAATCTCTTTTGTCATTATTATATTGTTTTATATAAACTGAACCTTCTACCTCAGCATATATAAAATTTATTGTATATCCAATCGAATTTCTCCAATCTATACGTTCTTTATTTCTATTTTCTTTAATTCTAGGTAAATTATCTAAAATTATTTTTCTACTTATCTTTTTCATTTTTCTCAATCTTCTTTCTATAATTTATTTCTCAATCATTAATAAAATAGAGACATAGCCGATTGAGATAAGCTATTTTAATTAAGGTCATGACTCCTTAATTTGTCTCTACTATTGGAAAGGGACTTTTAGGTAAATCCCTTAGAACTATATATAATAACATTTTACACTATTTATCAATTTGAGTAAAGTCTTCATCGCAATCATTACAATGAATATGTAAACCTTCATTTTTACTTTTTATTTCCTTTTCTTCACAACTACAATGATATTTAAAGATAGGTTGTTTTTCTTTTGGTACTGTTTCTTTAAATTTCTTAATATTAATTGCAATTGTATCTTCTTCTTCAAGTGAAGCTAATAATTCTTTTACCTCATCTGTTATGTTTACCTCAGTAACTACAGTTTCAGTACCTTCTTCATTTAATGTTTCAAGAGTTCCCTTAAATTCACCATCTTTATATTCTGCTTTAATACCTTTATAATCTACTTTAATTGCTTTTCCCATTTTTCTCTATCTCCTTTAATTATGTTTTAATTTATTTTATAAAGTCATTTGCATATCCTTATACGATGAAATAACTTTTGTTGTTCTGTTCATTTTGCTTAATTCTATTTCAGATAATTTCTTTAATTCTTCTTTTGCATCATTTGAACCATGTTGTAATATTACTTTTTGACAATCACATTGTTTGATATAATTTATAATATCTTTTTGTGATGCATGGCTACTAAATGAATAATATCTTTTCACAATACATCTCTTTTTTAATGTCTTGCCATCAACAATAACTGTATCTGTACTATCATCTAATAATTGACCACCTATTGTATTTGGCGAGCAGTATCCACAAAATAATATTCCATTATGAGAATCTTGTAACATTTGATTAACAAATAGATTACTAAACCCACCCGAAATCATCCCACTAGAACTTAAAACTAAATAGCTTTTTGGTTTAGAATTAACAAACGCTTCACAACTCTTGTTGTCATTTATGAATTTAAAAGCTTTCCAAGTCATAACTTCATCCCAATAAGCCAAGTCTTCATTATCCAAAACTTCATACATTTTATCATTTATTTTTTTACCTAGATTAGTTGCTATTACAATTGGCTTAGACATGTCCCATCTATCTTTAAATGTATCATAGAGCCAACACATCATATTGCTAAGCCTAGATAAAGCAAAACATGGTATCATACATGAATGATTGTAATTAACAAATCCTAATATATCTTTTTCCAATTGTTTTCTTTCTTCTATACAAATTCTCTTGTTGAAATTTCTATCTCCTAATCCATATGTACTTTCTACGAAAAGAATATTTGAACTAGACACTGGAATTGTTGGTTCTGTAAAATATGTATATGAATAATTATCTGTATTTCCTAAGTCACTTGTAATACAAATCTTTTTTACAACATTTGTTCCAAATTTCTTTATGAAAATCTCTAATTGTGTAGCACCAATAATATGTGAGTTATTTGTAAATCTAAAAGATAAATAATCATCTAAATGATGTATGTTATCTAATTCATAAACGTCCATCATACTCATTACATTATCTAAGTCTTTTTCTTCAAATAATTCTTTAACTTTTCCTTTTATTTTCTTTTTAAATTTATCTTTATTCTCCCTTAAATACTCACAATTTTTTACATGAATCTTAATGCAATCTTTTAACATTGGTTTAGATAATATTGCATTGGTTTTTGTTGTTATTATCCTGCCTTTAAATCCCATTGAAGATAGCGACGGGAACAGCCCAATATGGTCACAATGTAAATGAAACATAAAACAATAATCTGACTCTTTAATAGGAATATTATTTAACATTTCCTTATTTAGTATATATTCGTCAGCCATATCATTATTTTGTATCATTCCTAATTCAACTAAAACACATTTTCTACCTGTATCTGATAAATATGAAATGCTCATATTACTGCCTACTACTTCTTGTGATTGATTTCCATTTAAACTTATTACAATTTCATTTTCTTTATTCTTTTTTCCTCCCATAATTCTCCCTCAAACCCTCCACCGATATATACGGTATATATTTTTGTTTTATATTAACTAACAACCTATACAATAATATAAGTTCTATGATTAATATAAAAAGAAGGACTAATTATTTCTAATCTAGTCCTTCTCAAAGGTCTATTTATTATTTATTTAACTGTTTGGTTGATTTTAGTCTAACTTCATCGTGTTCTGGTTTAGCTTCTGTAGTATAAGGTACTTTTGTATTAACTCCATCAATTACTCTAGTCATTTCTCCGTTCTTAGATGGTTTAGCTTCCACATGCTTCTTTTCTAAAACTAAATACTTTCCTATATTAACCTTTTCTCCAGCATTTAAATTACTTGAAATAACTTCTATTAAAGAATCCAAATCACAAAATCTAGTTTCAGCTTCTTTCTTTGTAGAGAATCCATATACATCTTTAATAATTGTTAAAATTTCGTCCTTTTTAATTGTTTTTACTTTACTCATTTTTTAATCTCCTCTTTCTTCTCTCTAATTTAATTTATTTTATAACCCTTAATAGGGATATTTACTATTTGTTTATACATTAATTTATTATCTTAAAAGTTATATTTTATTTTAAATTATCTAATAATGCTTTAAAGCAATCTTCATTTCTTATTCCTGCAATTGTTCTACTAATATTTTTCTTATTGTTTTCAGTAAAATCATCCCATTCATTTGATAAAGATTTTAATACATCATAAAAACTTTCATCTTCATCTATTTTACGTTTTATTATAGATTCAATTGCTTTTTTAGTTTCATTACTTTGATATTTTTCAAACATACTTTTTAATGCTATACCTATTTTTTCATTATCATTTGTTATTTCTTTTTCAATTTTATAAATCTTATGGTCTTTGATGTCTTCACCCTTTTGCTTCCACGTAGATACTACGTCTTGAAACTCATCTTCAATTTTCAATTTATAATGTGAATACATATCTGTCCATACATTTTCTTTTCTAATCAATTCTAAAACTCTTTCATAAGCTTGAATTAAATTCTTGTATGTATTTTCATTATTACCTTCTCTAGCTTTTGTAATTTTATCTTCTAAAGATATTTTCTCGTTTTCTAAAAATTGATTTGTCATATTTATTATCTCCTTAGCGTCAGTCGCCACCTAAAATATATTTTAAAACATTTTAACGTGTTTTAATTACTAATTACATTTTACTTTCTTTTCTGCTAATTTTATTATTTCATTCATAAGATCTTCAGCACTACTACTATTAACATTAATTGTACCTAGATTAATAGTATATTTACTACCTCCTAGTAATGTTTCTCTCAACTCAATAGCATCTCTTAAACAGTTCATCCATTTATTATGTGCATTGAAATCTTCTTTTTGAATTGCATTTTCTATATTCTTCTTTAATTGTTTAATATCATCATTTATAAAGTCTATATCTGATTTTTCAACAACTTTAATTCTATATTTATTATATTGTGGAAGACTATTTATATCCTTTAAATAATGACCTAATCTACCAATATTATTTTTTCCTCTTATAGTATCTTCATCGCTAAAGAAAATACTATGTAACAATTCTTCATTAACAACATAGTTATTATTTTGTAATAAATCTTTTACTTTTTCATAAGCTACGGTATTAGGTAATTTATTTAGATGCTCTTCTAAACAATCTTTACATTCTTTAAATCCTTTGTAAAATTTTTGTTCTAATTTTTCTTTCTTACATATTTTGCAATACATTGTTAATTCCTCCTAGTGACGTTTTCAGCAGTCACGCTTATTTTAAAACAACTTTTCAGTTGAATTAAGCATTGTTTTATACATTAATTTATTTTTGTTTTACCATTCAATTCATACCACAATCATATTTTCTTTCTCTAACAAGGCAAGAATACCTGTTTGTACCTTGCCAATGTCAGGAGAGAGTTAAAATAATTATAAAGGTAGATGTGGAAAAATGAAAAAATTAAAAGTATTTGACAGGAATAATATCGCTTATATCCTATCACTATAGGAAACTGGAGGTAGCTCTGTTAAGCGTTGATATTACTTACTTAGACGTTGTTTTACATTTTCCTAAATTATGATAATAACCTTTATTCTGTTCATTCTTTATATTTTTTGCACATATGTTGCAAACTTTTTGTTTACTATTAGGAGACTTCTTTTTAAATAGCGTTCCACATTCACTACAACTACACACACCTTTTATACCTATATATCTAAGCCATTGTAATCCTAATTCTCTAAAATCGTTTATTATTAACTCTGCTTCACTATTATCATTAATTACATTATCTAAATTAACACTATTATTTGTTATATTTTTAGCTATCTTTAATACTTCAAGACTAACTAACTTATGTATTGTTTTTAATTGTTCCTTCCCAGTCTCTTTTATATCTGCGTCTTTAAATACTTCATTCCTACATTCTCCTTTAACCCAATTCTTATTTTTAGAATTTATTTGATTGAATATTTTAGCATACACTAAATATGTAAAGATTAATTTTTGCATTTTCTCGTTTTCTAATGATTTAATATATTCTATTTCTGATTTAGTCATCTTAACTTCTTTTACCTCTATTAAATCATTATTATTTTTTATAACTGTCTTTACTATTCCTTCGACTAAATCTTCCCAAGTAACACTATTATACTTACTAGAATCATTTTTTATCATAAATTTATTTATTGCTTGTACTATTTGCTCTTGATTCATACTCTGCTTATTATAATGTCTAGCCAATAAGTTAATAGTTTCACTTGGTTTATCTGATACTATACCTTCTTCTAATATTGTTTTTATTTTACTATTTTCATTTAATTCTAATTTCATTATTTATCTTCTCCTTTCTTTATTTCAATAGTATTTAGAATAAAGTTTTCTCCACCAAATTCTACATCTCCATTAATATTATCTAATTCAGGATAGTTAATAATGAAATTATTTTTATGTAATAAATTATTTATTATTTGATTACCACACATATCCCAAACGAATTGTTTAGATTTTTCAGTATTATAACACATATCAACTAATATATTGCAAAGTTCATCTTTATTAATACATTCTTCTTGACATTTTTCTTTGAAGTTTTGTTTTAATATTATCATTCCATCGTTTTTATCTTCTTTACCTACTCTATTCTTTTTAGACAACATTTTAAATTGTGACAACTCAATCATGTATTCTTCATATATGATTTTTATTTTATTATAAGTATTCTTTGTGTATTTTTCATCTGTTTTTAAAACAGTATAATCAAACTTTGTTTTGTTTAATTTGTTTTTAATTCCTTTAAACTCTCTTTCTATTTCTCTGCATATTTTATTCATTACACAATTATTATTACTAACTGGATTTTTTAAGTTGTAATATTTTATGAAACTTTCTTCTATCTCATTTTTATTCTTCTTTTTGAATAATTCATTTAATGAAATTCCAAACTGAGTAATACATTTATTTTCAGTTTCTTTTATAAATTTATCATATGAATTTTTTAATTGAGGATATATGTATATAAAGAAATATGGTTTTTTATCAGCTACAATTTTTGTATTAAACTCTTTTAATTTTATAATTTCTTCATTATCCAATATTTCTCCTGTATTAGTATCTACTTTAATCCTATTTACTCTTGAATCATACCATTCTTTAGGCATAGGATTAGATTTTATGCCCTTGATTTTATCTATCGCACATTGTTGATAATGTTGTCCACACATTATACGATACATTAATTCCTTATATTCTAATGAGTCTTCTTTAAACTTAGCTAATATATCAAACATTTCAGTTATTCTATTTGTAGTTGTACCTATATCATCTCCGAAACCATCTTTGTTTGCTTTAATAAGACTTTTTTCAGTGACTTTAATTTTTTGTGCTGATTTTTGAACACAAAATATAGCCAACAATTTTTCATACGTTCTCAATAGAACTGGATTATCTGTGGTAATAAATGCATCTGAATCTTTGTCAGGCACCGTTCTCAGCATGAGTTGTGGTGTCCCATGAATTTAGTATCAAGCATGTTTTCATATACTTATACCATTGTTGCATTTCTTCTGTAGATGTTACTTGTAATTTTCTTATATTATTATGACATGTCATAGGTGCTCTAAAAGCTATTATTTCTTTACTGTTCTTATCTGACCAATATTTACTATATAATTCATCGGCTTTTAGTAATCCTGTTACATCTAAACCAAATATACTTTGACATAGTGAATAGGGGTCGCCAGATATTATAGCATAGCATCCTTGCATATTTAAAACACCAACTTTTGCATCTTGAATACGTTTCTTTCGCATATTATATACTCTATCTTGTATATAAGGATCATTTAATAATTCTTCATCAACCATTAACGCTTTAACATAATCATCTTCTCCAACAAATGAGTTTTTATCATTCAATTTAGTTCCCTTTAGGAATAGTAATGTTTTTGCATAGTCCATTGTTAAACTGTCTTTGATACTATCTACAGTTGGTTTAATTAATTCTTTAATATCTTCATCATTAAGTTTAAAAGACTGTAAAAATTGATAATTTAATGTTCTTTCATTTTCTAATTCTTTTGGACACATTTTTGTAATACTAAAAGTCCATTCATTTTCTTTGCAACAAGCTAAATAGTGTTCTAATGATTCATAACTGTCCCATAATTTAAGCATGGAAGTAGTTAATATTAAATCAACTTTATTTATATTTCTCTCTTGCCCCCACACATCTTTAACTATTTTTTTATGTGCTATTTGTTTTGCAAATCTCTTAAAATCAAATGTAAAAACCATTCCCTTAGTAAAAGCATTTCTAATACAAAAACCTGTTGGTACAAATTTGTCTTTTAATTCACATTCTTTAATATCTACTCCCCATAACTTACTTAATTGTGGAGATATAAGACCATAACCATCACTATCAATTAATTCAACATCAAAATCTTTTATTATTTCTAAAACTGGTCTTTCTCCTTTAGAATCATCTATTTGTATTATATCTTCTTTGAAATGAGTTATGCAATCATCTACTACCAATATGCTTTTTGGATCTCTAACTGGAACACTCATACTACAAGATAATGCTTTATATGCTTCTAATTTAGCTGGAACTAAAGGTTTATCTAAATCTCTACCATTATCCAATTTTTTATGTAATTGGTCAAATACATCTCTACTAACGTATACTATAGTTTCGTTTTTTATTCCACCTGTAGTTCCTAATAATCTTACAAATTGTTTCCCATTTACAAAGAAACTACATCTTCTATTACATTTATCAAAATCTCCAATTTTATCTATAACCAAACATAAATAATCTTGATTAAATTTCAATCCATTTTTCTTTTTATTTAATTCTTTTATTTTTTTTCTATTTTCTATGGAGTTATCTAATTTTTCAAGTTCCTTTATTTCTTCTTTTATTTTGTTAATTTGTTCATCTTGATTTTCTATTTCCAATATTTCATTAATAAATCTTAGAGTTTGGCTATCTCCTAGTTGAATAACTTCTTTATTTTTTTTAGCTTCTTCCAATGCTAAGTCTAAACTCCAATTATTTTTTCTTAGTCTTTTTGTATGTATTTTAAGTATATTCTTCTGATTAGATAATTGTTTAGACATTCCGTCACCTCACTTATTTATATTAATATATTGTCATTTTTCTCCTTTATTTCTCTTTTAAATTTCCAATAAAACACGCAATTTATTCTGTTATTTATAAATTAATTTATTATAACACTCTTTACATACTCACTCCCTATATAATTTTAAAGGACTTTTTGACATACTTTTGACTCTAATTTCCATTCCAGTCAGATTAACGATAAATTGCATTACTCTCTTTTTAATTCTTAAATATAACTCAAACTAATACAATTAATAAAATATTTACTTAAATCAATACTTTAGGCTTTATTTTAATTTAAATTATCAACTAGACTTATTCTACCTTGTCCACTCTAAAACTTAAATTAAACCCAAAACTATCTCATTTTCTCCTTTAAAATTATATACATGACTACTTATTAAACCTTTGTCTAAATATCTCTTTTTCTTCATCAGTTAATTCCTCGCTAACTTTATAATATCCATTGTCTATGTACTTTTGTTTGTTATTTTTGAACCATTTAAATAGATTTAGATTCTTCCTTGACCAAGGATTAATGTTTGTACCACTTTCTCTAGCCTTAAAATATGTTGCAACTACACCTAAATCTCCTTCATTAAAAACTAATTGAATATCTTCTCTTGTACTTTCATCAGATATTATTTCTACTCCTAGTTTATTTAAATTTTCTATTAGTATGTTTGATATACCCTTCTTTTCTCTGGTGTAAACTAATATATCTTCACTTCTTCTCCATATTGATCCTTCACCATTACAGTAAATATATGTATTCTCCTTATTGGGTTTTAGTGTAGATTGGTCAAATTCGCAAACTGTTCTATACTGACCTATATATCTATTCATTTTATCCCTCCATATCAATTTTGACTTACTTTTTATTAATGAACTTATTAGTAATAATAACCCTTACTTATTTCAAGGTGCAATTTTATTACTCGTTCATCACTTCTTAATTTTAGAATAACTTATGTACTATTTATTTATATTCAATATGTATTATTTATTATTTTCATCTAGCATCTTTTGACACTTCTTCTTATACTGTTCTTCCCATTCAATAGCCTCCATCCTTTCTTTTATGTCAAAATCGTCCTCATATATGTAAGAAGTATCTTTTCTTTCTGTATTTTCTTCCCATATCCTATATTTCCTATAAACAATGTTCCCTCCGAAATCCATATGTTGTTCTCTTTTGCTTGGTTGTCCGTTTTCAGTCATTTTCTTTTACCATCCTTCTTTATTATTTTTTATTTATACATTATTTTATTATTAATTTGCCATTCTGCTTTGTTTTTCGTTCTTTTTATGTATTTGCAACCAGTTATATAGATTTTCAAACTCAATTTCTTCATTTCCTTCAAAAGTATCACTAAAGTTCTTTGGCTTTAACTCACAAAATCTAGCTAATTTAGTTTCATATAAATCTACTTCAACCTTTCTTGACTTAAATGATGCAAACTTTATTACATTATTCATAACTCTCACCTCCTTTATTATCTTTATATTAATTTATTATCATTTTGGAAATCAAGTAAATATCTACTATCTTGTCCATAATATTATTCTAACATATTTTGGGTTTTGTGTCAACATTTTATACATTAATTTGTTACATGCTTAAGTTTTCTTTAATGGTTTTCATTCTATTAATTAGATATTCAATTTTTTCTTCTAATTTAACTCTTTTCAATGATATATCATATGTATTCTCTATTTCAACGTCTGTATTATTTATATAATCTTTAATATCGGTTAATGTATTTGATAAATAATTATTATACTTTTGTATAAAGTGATCTTCTAAACTATTTATATTTCCATTTTCTGTTTTTATTATTGCGTTAGTATTTAACTCTTTGAATTTATCTATTAATTCATCACTAGCATCAAATTTATTATAACGTTCTTTTTCATAACAATGCGTGAAATAATTCCAATCATGAAATATATCTCCTTGTATATCATCTATCATACTACATGCCGTCCACTCGTCTCCATTACATTTTATATAAATACTATATCTTGTATAATTCTTACAGTCATGCCACTCATAATGGTTATATAAATAGTATTTCATTGATTTTACCATAAATTTATCTATATTATTTTCTTCAGGTATATTAAAATTTTCTTTAATTAATGGTTTAATTTCTTTGAGTTCTTTTTCATATTTAAAATCATTTAATTTTTCTAATACTATATCTATATTATCAATACTAAACCATTCATTCTGATAATTATATTCCTTTAATTCTTTATGTAAATATTGTTCTAATTCTAGATTATGTTTATATTCAATATAACATTCTATATCTAACTCTGGAATTACTCCACAAAATTGAAAACTCTTTTTTATTTCACTTAACCTTCTCATTAAATTATTGGTTATACCTATTTTTAATTTATCATTATCTTTATTCTTTATCAAATAAACACCTTTTACTTTTAATTCTTCAAAATTATTATAATGTAATTTGTATTCTGTTTTATTCATTTTTATAAAATCTCCTTTTCATATTTTATTTTAACTAAAACTGTCAAATTCCTACTTTTTGTACATATCTAAATTTTACAGGACTGGTTTTTGTACTTTATTAAAAATTACTGACCGACTTTTTGTACATTTTGAAATTAATTTGTACGAAAAGTAGTCCTGTACTGTACCGTAACAATATATATTAAATATAATACATATCCATATAATAAATATTAATACAATAGAGAATTATTGATTCACGAAAAACTTTTCGTTCACAATGGTAATTTTTCTTCTTTTATCATTTCAATTATTTTTTCTTTTTCTTGTTCTAATAATTTTAATTTTTCTAAATCTATTATAGACTTATCCTTTAATTGGTTAATATTAGTTATTTTCTTACTTATGGATATTTGCAAATTCATAAGTTCTTTATACTTATTACTCACTTTATAATACCCATGTTTATCTCTATCTATTTTTAGACGTTGTAATAATATTTCTTCATTGCCATAAGGAGTATAAAACATTACTCCATTCCTTATTGTTTCATTTCCATTTTTGTCAATTTTATATCCTGCATAATCAAAACTAAATATTTTTAACTCTTTAAAGATACTATTATATTTTACAATTGTATTTTTGGATTTTATATTGCAAGCATTAGCTATACTATCTAATTTTGGATATGCACATAAATAATCTTCGCATTTCTCATCTTTATTTAGACAACTGCATATGTATATGTATTGTTTTACTAAATAATATAAGTCAACTTCGTTATCAATTGAATATTTTACTAATTTATCTATATCTAAATCACAAAACATACAAAAATCTCCATCCATATGATTAATTAGTTGTCCATATATAATATCATTGGCTTTTAATATATTTAAATGTTTAATAGTATAATCATCATTTAAATATATTTTACTTTTGAAATGAACTTGATCCTCATCAGTTAATAGTTGCAATGTATCTATTATAGTTTTCTTTATCCTTGAGTTATATGCTAGTCCTAAGTTATCACATATGGAATTTATACTGAAAATGCACACATCTTTACTACTCCTAGTCATATAAATAATAGATGCTATAGCTAATTGCTTTTCATTCATTATGCAATCTTCACCATCAATATTTTTTACAAATATATTTGGTATCATTGAAAATGGTTTATTGTTGAATATACCTTTTACTTCTTTCATCCAAATACTCTCCCTCCTTTCTTTTCTTTCTAATACCATATTAATCCAATACTTAATATTTGTCAATCGTTTATACATTAATTTATTATTTAAGGTACAATTACCAACTTTGTAAAAAACATTTCTAATACAATTCCTATATAAATACTGTAGTTATAATAATAATCAAAAACATAAAAATAAGAGTAATATTTTCTACTACTCTTGTCATATATTTATATATAGGCTTTATTTGCGTTCATTTAACTCTCTAAGGCGTTCCATTTTTAGACAACAACTAATACCTGTGACTAAGTAAGGCTTTAATTTGAGGGTATAGAATGCGTTTCTTGTAGAGTATTTGATGTAATAATATTAAATCCTACAATCTTTCCTCTTTCTTTTTGTTCATCGATAATTATATTTTTATTTAATACTAGTTCTATTTCTTCAATCATTGGTATTAATAATATTCTTTTAATGTTTGAAAAATGTTTATATGAAGGTAATTCATTTATATTGTATTCTCTTTTAAAATCTTCCAAATGATAATATAACTTTAACTTATTACATAATATCTTTACATATAAATTCAACGAACCACGTCTTATAAAATTCTTTGTACTGTCTATTATATTATTATCATAAAACAATTTAGCTAAAAAGTAATATTGCTCATTAAATTTCAAATTAAAAATAGATGAATTTTCAATTAATACTTGTTCAAATAATTCACAATGCGATATTTCATCATATATTCTTTGAATACCTTTATAATATATCGAGTGATCAAAATCATATTCTTTCATTATATCACTACATGCTATATTTATTTCTTTAGTATTTCTTTCATAATATTTCTTTAATGCTGTTAAAATTACTCTTTGAGATAAAATATTATAATTTAAATTAATATTTATATGTTTATTAAATTTAAAATTATCAACATAAAGAGTACTATTAGAATTACTTGTTATATTATAACTATTGCCTTGATAAAGGTTAATATATTTTAGTTCCACAGATAATAATTCTTTTTCTTGACACTCTTCGATAATTTCAAAGGAGAAATTAAAGTATCCAAAATTATTAAAACCCTTTTGCAGTTCTTTGTTTTCGTGTTTTTTACATTCAAGTCTGTTTATATGATTGCTCCATCGTGTTCCTATATTCTTACTTTGTCCTATGTACGCTCTCCCGTTAATCTTATTTGTAATTTTGTAAATTCCTATCATTTTATCAATCTCCTTATATTTTAATTTATTTACCAATCTATTGCAAGTAGGGAAAGCTACCGATTGATAAAATAGCCTTATCAATAATGAGGAGCGACCTCAAAATTTATCCCTATTGATAGTTTATCAATTATAATATTACTTGTCAACTATATTGTTTTTATTTTGTTTCTGAGAAAATATAGTGCAATAAATCCTATTACACTATATTGAATTTATATAATATTACCTTATTTTTTTGAAAAACTTTACAGATAAAATACCGACTATATTATTTCATTGTAATACTTCTTATCTATTGGTGTCCCACCTTCTTTATACCAGCAGTTTAAGAAATATTCCCTCGCATCTATATTCTTATCATATATTTGTTTTAACATTACGTATCTTAATAGGGCTTTGATATACTCTATTTTTTCTATATTACCGTCTACTATACTGCTAAACTCTAATTCAGTGATACCTATATCTAATAAACCTTCTCTTAATTCACTAAATAAACAATATTTATCTTTTAGATAGCTACCATCTTTAGTCGGCAATTTATCTAAAGCAACTTCTTTAAATTTAGTCGGTTTTTTATCTAAATGAATAACCTTAATTACGTCCTTTTCAATAGAAGCTTCAACAAAATCATATTCATTTAAAATATCTATCCCCTCTTTAATAGCCTGCTTTCTATGTTTTTCCTGTTTAGCGTTCATAGGTATTCTATCCATATATTTTTGTATATTAGCTCTAGATATATAACCATCTCCTAGCCATTTACGAGAAATTAGATATATGTTTTTAGAAATTAGATTTTTGATTTCATTAGCCTTATCTCTATTGTAATAAAGTCGATAATTATTAGCTATACTAAGATATAGAAACATGCTCATTTTGATTTTGGTAACATCTTTTCTTTGATGTTCTTCATTCAAACAATTGTCGGTATTTCTGTGACAACCATTGAAGTATAAGCAATTATCGCAATCATATTCAATATAATTTTCCATACTATCTAGATAACTAAAAGTTTTTTTTGAGTCGGTAATATATCTCTTTTTTACTGGATCATACAGTCCTCCATGATGTTTACTAGATATTTTTGTACCTACTAATCTTTCAATAGATTCCTTAATAGCACTTCTTTGTTGTCCACTAGTACTATTATATCCTAATGAGGTCGCTATATTATCTATAGAAATAAAATCTATCATCAAATCAGACTCAGTAACCTTACTTTCATCTATTTCTAGTTCCAATATACCTTTATCTATCTTACTCCACACATAAATGTCTTGTAATGCTCTTAAAGTTTCTTTATCTTTTAAAGTAGGTACACCCAATGCACCATGACCACTAACTTCAATTCCCCTTTTTATTTCTACACCATCTTCAATAGCAGTCCATTCATATTCAACAAATGTTATTGGCATAGGTTTTCCTTTGTCATCTTTTGCAATTCGGTATGGTGCTAAAAATGGAGTTTGAACAGAATTACCGTCCATTATAGATTCACCATTCCTTAATTTTATAACTTTAGTTTTTCCAATTATTGATTTAAATGCTTCTTTATTTTTGCTACTAGATTTACCCATAAGAATCTCCTTTTCCACAAGTTTATCCACAATAAAATTACGATAATATCAATATGTTGAGTATGTTTTCCACAGTTTATGTTGAATTTAGTTGTTTATAAGTAATATTATATGATAAAATAGCGACTTTGTATAGATTAAATACCGACTACTCATAGATTAAATACCGACTGTAAACACGTTATCAACAGATAGAATACCGACCACAATTGGATAAAATACCGACCTGACATACTCTAATCGTAGTGATACCAGTTAGTTTCAGCCTCCTATATTCTATTTAAACTATTCTCTTCTTAAAATAGTCTTTAGACTATTCACTAAAAAGGAATAAAAGCAACACAACTTCTCTCTTTTCTATTCCAAATAGTAGTCGGTTATTTATCTAATTATTTTTATAATAAAAATTTAGTTATAGATAAATAACCGACTAGATTATTAATAGATAAAATACTTATCAAAATATTCTTCTAGCATATATCTATTTACTCTTACAGTAACATCTTTTGTTCTTGGATTCATATTCATTCCTAAAATGAAATTAACTCCAGTAAATCCTTTACTGATTCTCTTATTACTAATTGAATAACTATCAATTCTCAATCCTAAGCTATATAAATCAAGGTTTCTAAAAATTTCTTCACTATTTTCAAAAATAAATTCATACTTATTTTCTTTGACACCTTTTAAAATTTGCTTAAAGAATTGAATATCTCCGTCTATGTGTAAAAAATTAATATCTGTTTTAAGTGTATTCCACCAATGATACAATGTATTATTGGAGTTTGAAAAGTCTATTTTTATACCATCTTTTATTTCAACTGAAGTTTTTAGAAATTCTGATATTTCTAATTTACGTTTCTCATAGCTTTTATTAACATTGCTGTTTCTCAGATTTTTTGGTTCGTTAATTTTTAAGAATTTTTCAAGAGTAAAACTTTGAAAGTTTAATTCTTCTACTGCAAAAGTTGGTGTTTCATTGTATACAATTGCTTTATTATATTTAGGATTTAGTTTATTGATATAATACTTTTCATATAAATCCATATCTACTTTAGTTTTGCATTTAGCAACAGAAATGTGTGTTATCTCATTACTCCAAGGTTGTTGTGAAATATGAGTTTTTAATCTTGTATAAAAATTAATTGTTTTTCCAATATAAATTAGCTTACCATTACTATAAATATTATATATTCCGTACATAAATTCATGCTCCCATTCATATTAATTTAAACCCACTTCTCGCTCTCATACACAGTCCAATTCTAAAGACAACAACTATTACCTTTAAACTTCTATCTCTATTCCTAGAGCCTGTTATAGTATCAGAAATTAATCTCTATTGTGACAAATATATTCCTATGTTGAGTTGTTATTTCATTAAGTTAAATATTTTAGCAATTATTCCTTTTGGTTCTTGATTATTTTTTATTTGTTCCAATGTTATACATTTAAATTCATTTATTGCCTTGTCATTATCTTCTATGATATCTTTAATGATTTTATTAGTCATATTTTCAAGATTAGTTTGTAATTGTTTAGATTGAGATTCTAATTGCTTTTGATTTGATTCTTTGGTAAGTGCTAGTTCTTGTTGAACATCAGATAATTGTTGTGACAGTTGCATATTACTTTCTTTTTGTAATTGTAGTTCTTTATCTATACCACTCATAGATTCTTCTAGTATATCAGTTATTACTTCGTCAACTGTCATTGCAACTTGTTCTTTTATATCATTTTTTAATATTTCATTGTTTTCTAATATCTGAGTTTTTAAACTATTAAGAAAAGAATTTAATCTCTGTTCTATTTCTACTGATAACTCACTTGATAAGCCATTATATCCAATTAAATCCTTAGATAAATCTTTTGAATCAGGATCAGTAATGTATTCAAATCCATTTTTACTTATATAATCTCTTACTTGTATATGAGAAAACTGCTTATCATCAATTAATTTTTGAATAATCTTAAAAGCCTTAATAGTCTGTTTAGTATATTTTTTACGTCCGTCTATCTTGCGTACTCCACATTCTTTAATATCGCCAAATACATCGCCCCAATATCTAACCCTTTTTTCATCTGCTGGTATTTCTCTAGCTACATCTGGTGCTGTTAAAAATACTACCTTTTCTATGTCTATATAATCAACGTCAATAATATTATTATGCATGTTAAACCTCCATTAAATTAAACTATAGTTATAGTATAACAAATCTATACTCAAGTATACAATAGAATTCAGTTTAAATTTTCTATGGTTCAAATTGACTTTAGTTTAAGTTATTTATACTATAACTATAGTTTACTTTAGAAAAGTTCAATTACAACTATAGTACACTTGAGTTGATGTGGCTATTACGTACTTATAATTAATATATAATATACTAACTATATTAACATTGTATAATCACTATAATAGCATTATATTGATACTTTATAAGCAGTATATATGCATTGTTTAATCATTATGAGTACATTGTATTAACAGTATGATTAAATAATTTTGTGATAGTAGTAACACTTTTAATACATAGTTAGTATATTATTTATATAAAGTATCAAATGATGATAGTAGTATATTGACAAGTGATATGTATAATGGTATTATTTGTCTAGTTAAATGTTATAAGGTGGTGATATATTATGTCTGAATTATTTAATAAACGAGATTATAGAGTATTGGAAGAATTAATTGCTAATAATTGTGTTTCCTCAGTAGCATCATTAAATAGAATACAGTTGATGAATTTAACAGAATTATCATCATCTAAGATACGAAATGTTATTAAATATTTTTTGATGACTGGTTTAATTTTAGAAGGTACTAAAGATGGGCAATTTAAAACCTACTATGTTAGTCAAAATGGAATTGAAAATTTTAAAATAGCACATAATTTAAAAGATCAAGATATTCAAAATATGATGAATGAAAGGAATGAGTAATTGTGGAAAACGTAGTTTTTATTGCAATCGGTCAAGGTGGAGGAAATATAGTTAGAGAACTTGAAAAAGAAGGGTGTAACGCTTTCTATGTAAATACAAGTCTTGAGGATTTGCTAACAATTGATACAGATAATAAAAATAAATATCATATTGATGGACTAAAAGGCATGGCTAAAAATAGACAATATGCCATTAATGTAATTACCCAAGATGATATAGCCGATAAGATTTGTAGAAGAATTTATGAAAGATATGCAAATTCATTGATATATTACTTTGTATATACATTATCAGGTGGAACTGGAGGCACAATGGGTGGTATAATTGCAGAAGCTTTTGGTGAAATATATGGAGAAGAAGGTAAGATATCTAATGTAGTAGCCGTATTACCAAGAGCTAATGAAGACTTAGGAATGCAAGGTAATGCAATTCAAAGTTTAGAACAATTAAGAGATGCTTATAATGATGGTAAGGGTTTTATTACTAATATTCAATTACTTGATAATAATTCAAGAGAGAATAAAATGGATATTAATAGAGATTTTTCAATCACTATGTCCAGATTATTAAACTACGATCATATTACAGCAGAAGGTAATTTAGATGAAAATGAATTAGAAGTTTTACTGACAACTAGTGGATTTACAACAATATTGGAATTTGCCAATGATGATTTTGGTAATGGATTATCTGATGCAGTTAATAGAAGTATATATGTAGAACCATTAAAGAATCCAAAAGTAGATGGAATGATTTTGAATAAAAAACATAAGCAGGATATTAATTTAGAATTAATTAGGGATCTATTTGGTTATGCTACTTTTACACATGACTCAGTTTGGGATGATGAAACAAATATTATCGTTTCCGCAGGTACAAGCTTTAATAATAATATTATTACAGAGTTAAAAACATCATACAAAAGTATAATGGACAAGAAAAAAGAAGTTGAAAAACAAAGTATGGATAGCATTAAGGACGATATAGAGATTGATTTTAGTATTATGAATAAGGTTAATAATACTAAAAGTATTCAATCTAAGACATCTACAACTATAGACCGTACAAAAAGGAAATCATCTTCTATAAGAGATAAATATATGAATCTTGGAAAATAGTTTTATATAAAAATAAAGCCTATTCTAAATATTAATTAAATAGAATAGGCTTTATTTTTATATTGTACAATACTTCATCACCTCATATCTATCATATCCTAGCCATTCTAATAACACTATTCTATCAATATTCCTACAGTAATCGAGAACATCGTCTTTATACCATATATCTATATCAACTGCTTTGCATTTCTTAATTAACTCAATAGCCGAACTTGTATAAACCGAAGTGGTAATAAATATTCCACGCTTTACATTGTCAACAGTACATGCACTTATTAACTTATGAATTAAATTTACTGTAATTTTATTTTCTTCAGCGTAATGCTTACATTCAACATATATGATACCATCTTTATCTTTAATTATTATATCCTTGCCACCATCATTAGTTTTCTTAGTGACTTTTGCATTTAATCCTCCTAATTTGAACATGTACATACAAAATTCTTCAAATTCAAATCCGTCAAGCTGATTTATAGAATCTGATATCAATTTTAACTGTCTGTTTATACTGTATTTTTTACCATCATGACTATCTTTATAATTACTGCGAATTATCCACTCAGAAGCAATCCAACATGCAATTATAAATACACATATAATGCCTAAAATTAAATACATAAAAAACTACCTCCTTTAAGCACATTTTTAGAATAACTGAATATACATATAGTATAAACAAAAAAGAGGAGAGTTATACATGATTAAGAAAATTATATATGGCAGTGCTTGGGGTATTTTGGGAGCAGAAACATTTATGTTTTCTACAAAATTTTATGGATTATATAAAGCTGGAACTATGATTACATTCGCTGGAGGAACTGGAGTCGCTCCATGGTGGTTGTTGATAGAGGGCACAATGGTTGGATTTGCACCTATACTTACAAAACATTTTCTAAAGGCACTAAAAAATGATGGTTTATCCGATGATAGTGAATTGACAAAATTAATTGAAAAAATTAATAAAAGAAAGGACAGATAATAATGGAGTTAAGTAGTTATTTTGCAGAGCATCAAGTTAAAAACAACATAAAAAATAAATGGAAAATATTAATGGAAAGAGTTAATAGTATTGATTTAAGTAAAGATGTACCAACAAATAAAACTTATAGTGATTTTAATAAAAAAGCAAACTACTATGTACTAGAAGATATATTTATAAAACATTATGGATTTGATGTAATAGTAGTAATGCCTTACGGAAAAAGTTTAAATGATTTTAGAAAGTTGTTACCTGCAATCGGGGTAGTTTATAGAGGTGAAGTAATAGCAGAATATAGTTCTACTAAATCAAGTATATACATGAGATGTCATTTGCAAGGATTAGATATTAATGAAATAGACTCAATCAAATTCAATTGGTATAGTGCATTTGCTGACTCTAAAAAAAGGAATGGTAATGGTGAAACATTCAAGTTAGATGAATCTGAAAAAATATATCATCCCACTAAACTAGATAAAAAGGGAAACAAAGTGCTAATAGGTTATAACTTTAAAATTTCTATTCCAAATGGACTTAGTTATGATGTATTGGAAGAAAATATAGTTGATTTAAATAAAATATTTGGAATTTGCTCCCTACATTTTGATGATACTAAAAATCAAACAAGTATAGAAATAATGAATACTAAAGTTCCTGATAAAGAAAAATATGAACCAATTAAAGTTAAACCTTGGGAGTTATATAATGGAATGACACATGCTTATAAGGCTATTATATTAAATTTTAAAACCAGCCCAAATGTTCTTATCGGAGGTTCAGCAGGTTCTGGAAAAACTATATCTATGATAATGGGATTATTAAATTTAGTATTAAGTAATGACGAAAGTTTAGTTCAATTAGCAATTTGTATGCTGAGTGATAAGCAAGATCTTAGAATGTTTAAAAATATAAAACACTGCAAATATTACGCTAAGGATACTAAATCAGCTTTAAAAGAATTAAGGTATCTAAGCAGAGAAGTTTCAAGACGTAATAAAATGTTTGATGAAGTTGATGATAGTGGAAGCATCACCAATGTTTATGAATATAATGATTGTCATGATATAAAGTTACCACTTATATACTTTTGTATTGATGAGGTCGCAAGTTTTGCAGTAAATGGTGCTGAAGAAAATGATAATGAGAAAAAAGATAAAGAAAAATGTAATGCTTTAATGTGGAAGCTTGCTAGAGAAGGTAGATCAAGTGGAGTTTATTGTATTCTCTGTACTCAAAGAGGTTCACTTACTCATATGTCTGGAGATGTAAAGGGAAATTTAGGGAATCAAATTTGTTTTTATTTTCCCAATACTGCTAGTGCATTAACTATATTAGGAGAAGGAGAATTGGCATCATTAGCAATTAGACAAAAGAAACAAAGAGAATTTATTGCAGTTGCAGATGAAATATATCATGGGAAAACATTATATTTAGATTCTAAAATGGTTATTGATTATTTAAAGCCATTAATAGAAAAAGATAAAGAGTTTATGGAATTGGACAATCAAGGGAATATTGTTCAAAAAGAAAATGAACTATTAATTAATGAAAATCAAGAAAAACAACAAGAAAATACTGAAAAAGAACAAAAATCAGAAGAAAATGTTAAAAAAACTATAGATTTTACTAAAAAATCAAGAGAATCAAAACAATCAAAATGGAGTAAATATCAAGAAAGGAGAAAATAAGAATGATTAGATATACACAAAAGGTAAGAAATATACTTAACTTCATAGAAAAATATGGATTTATAACCACTAGAATATGTGCTAATTTATTCTATAAAGATGACAAATGTAAAATAGACATGGCAAGAAGAGTATTAACAAGGTTAACAAACAACAAAGATATAGTAGCTAATAAAAACAAATATGGGAAAGAATTAATATATCAATTTAGTAAAAATACAATATCAGACCATAGTTATTATTTATTAAATCTCTATGCAGAAATAAACAGTATAGTAACTGAAGTGAATTATTTTAAGCTAGAAGAAACTTGGTCACTATCAAAAAGAAGAAGCGATGCACATATCATATTTCACAATAATATTAATGGAAAACCTAAATTTAATTCTTATCTAATAGAATTTGACAAACATCATAAAACCAATCCAAGAGAAAAGTATAACTCAATATATGATAGCGAAGAAGTTCAAGCATGGTATAAAGAACATTACGATATAGATGATTGGTTTCCAGACGTTATGATAATAAACTACAACGGAAAATGTGAATCAAGTGACAGAGAAGATTTTGATATTATAGGTTTAGATTATAATTTTACTGATTTATTACAAAAAATAGTAATGTCATGAGCAATATAGTGGGGTGAATGTTAATTATAGCCCCAGTACATATATTAAATATATGAATTAATTAAGAAAGGAGATTATACAAATGATAGTAACATTTGATGAAATAATCCAAAGATATAACGAAATAAATAACACTAATGTAAATTGTCTTTGTTCCAATACATTTGATTTAGAATCACTTATAGATGGTTTATATGATAATAATGGATTTGAAATCAATGAAGATACTGAAGAAATAGAACTATTTTAAATTACAAAGGAGAATGTAAATATGATTAAAGATTTAATTTATAACTATTATTACAGAAGTTTTATGAAAGAAAATAGCAAAGGTGAGGACACCATTAACTGGAGAAAATTAGAAAGATTAGATAAGATGTGTGTAAAGTATAGTAGATAAAAATTTAAAAATACGAAGGAGTAGATAGTAAATGAACTTAAAATTAAATATTAATAAAAATCAAGAAATTACAAATGAAGATAAAGAAAATATTCAAGTAGGAGATATAGTTATATTAAATGATGATAGCAAATTCTTCATTACTGTAACTAGAAGTTCTTTTTATGCTATGGATTTAGAAAATTTAATTACTCTATATTATGAACATGTTGACGAGTTCTTAGATAATGGTAAATTTCAAATAAAAAGAATTATTAAGAATGATGGTTATCTTATAAAATTTAACTCCAATGAGATTTTACAAAGAGAATATTCAAACAAAGATTTATGTACTGGTAATATTCTAATAATGGATGATGACACTAGATTCATAATTACAGATACAGACGATTGGTGTTCATTTGATATGATTAATTTAGAAACATTAGAATATCTTCAATATGATAAATTACAACATTTTTTAAATGAAGATTATCATATTAAGTGTGTAATTAAAAATGATGAATATTGTATAGTTGAAAAATCAATAATATCAAGAATCAAAGCAATTTTTAAATACAAAAGGAGGAAAATTAAATGAAAAAACAAAGCATGTTTAAAAAAAGTATTAGACAATCATTAATATTTAGTGGTATCTTAGGATTCTTAGCAATGAATGTTCTAATGTTATACAATGCAATGGATACAGTCTTTGAGAGAATTGCTGTTGCAATATTATCAGTAGGATTATTAGTACCAATGATACCTATTATAGTTGTATTCTTATTTAATCTTATTCTAGGTGGTCTTAAATTTATAGGATTAGATTCTGAAGGTAAATGTAATGATACTAATACAAATATGCCAAAGTCAATCCAAAAGCCTAATACAGTGGAAGACAAGCATAAATTAAAGGTTGTTACTACTGATGGTTATATGGAGTTTAGTAATGTACTTAAGGCAAGTGTAAAGAACAAACTAATGAATAGACAATGTATATTACAACTAAAATCAGAATTGATCTATAGACTTGGTACTCATATAGAAGTTTATAAAGGTTTTGAATTTAAGAATGATATGCATGAAATCTATACTCTAAGTAAAAGCTCTGTATTAACAAAAGCTGACTATCAGTACCTAACTGAATTCATAAGTAATAATTTGATTTTACCAAAAGAAGCATAGTTTTCTTAGGTCTAGCTTTATTACTTTGGTAAGTGAGAAATAGATAATATATTTGATTTCTGCATTTTTGCACTAGCTTATATTTCTATTTTCTCCTTACTTTTATCTTACATATATTCTATTTGAGGATTACGTTTAATTAGTAGTTAGACTAGTCCTTTTATTTTGTGCTTATTTATAATCAGTTTTAGTAGTATGTTTCAATTGTATTTTTATTTGTAGTATTCTATATCATTGACTCATTGACCATTGGAGGCTCTAAAGTGAGTCATAGAGGGCTTGAATTTATTCAATAAGATAATAAAAGTAATAGGGGAGGAGAAATAAGAGTAATTAGACCGAAAAGCGAAGACAGTTGTTTAAGGAATTGAATTGCGACTTGTGTTCAGTTTTATGTTTAGGATTGTATACAGTAATAGTATTACCTTATGGATAAGATATTATACATGAATATAATAAAAAGTGTAAATTATTTTTAAGGACTAGCATATAATATATAAAGTAATTGATTTGAGGGATAGGAATGGCAGGCGAGGAAGATTATAAATTAGTAGTTAATACAAGTTTTATATTAGATAATGAAGTTGAGATTACAGTTAAAAATATAAATATAAATACATTAAATAAACTTAATACAAATGAGATTTTAAAACTAATGATGGAAACAAAATGGTACATGTTTGGAATTTATGATAAATGTATTATAAACGATGAAGAGTATGTTATAACTAGCAAGACCAAAAAGAAAATAGAGCTAGTTAGGTTTAATATTAAAAAGGAAAATTAAACATAAAATTATATGTGGTATTTAATAACTCTTTATATAGAGAAGTTAAATGGTATTTAATAACTTATAAGTATATTTATTTAAGGATTACTAATTATATGGTAGTCCTTTTTTATTTTGTATTTATTACCAATTTTTTCTAAAATATATTTAAAAATAGTAACACTTAGCTAATTTTAGTCATATATTACTAATATAAAGAATGAGAAAAGGAGATTGAGATTGGATAATAAACCTATTGTAATTCATGTATCATTTAAGAGAAATAATGATTTAGATATGGAATTATATAATTGGCTCAATAATAAGTCTTCAAAGTCAGGATATATTAAGGATGTTCTTAAACTAGCTATGGAAAATGAATTAAATAAAAAGGATTAGAATATAAAAAAGAAGCCTATCCAATTAAGAATAGACTTAAGATAAATATAACATTTGACTATACACCAATAATATATGCAAATTAATTAATTAATCTATAAAAATGTTATTATCCCTACAACTACTGTATAACAGGTTATTACACCTATAGTAAATGCAAACATTTATAACCACCTCACTTTAAATATAGTATTAACTAAATAAACAATTTTATGTATAAAGGAGAATGTATGAAAGAAATAACCATGAGTATAAATCAATTTTTTGAAATGGAACATGGTAAGATATCTCTAGAGCAAATAATAAAAGATAATAATTTAGAATCCTTTACCACTAAAATTATTAATGATAAAAAGTTAAGAAGATTTGCCATAACTTTATTCTTTACAACTAACTTGCTTACAATACCAGTAGGAGAAACTGTAAAAGAAAAACAAGTTATTGCAACAGGATTTAATAGTTTAATAGAACCAATTCCAACAATTACAAGACAAAGTATATTTGTATTAATGGTTATTATTTGTTGGTATATAATAGGATACAAATGTGCAAAAATATCAGAATATAAGAAATTAAATAATAAGGAGCAAATAGATAATGAAAACAATAATGACAATTGACCAATACAATAAATATAAAACAGGTGAAATTACATTAAGAGAAATTAGAAGAGAACATAGCAGAATAGATAATACTGTATTTAATATAATAACTAATAGAAATTTGTTAGGTATTGTGACTTTAGAATTGATATTTGTAGTTCAAGTTGTAGCTTTAATGTTGATTGGGAATGAAGCGAATCAATTAGGAGATGTTACTGTAGACCTTTTACAACAATATAATGAGGTTGATACTAAGGAATTAATGAAAGAATATTTAGAAATTGCTAGAATATAGATTGTTTTGTTATTGGGATATTATTAAGATCATATTTTGTATGGTCTTATTTTTTTATGTTTTGATTTAGTTTGATTATTTATAGGATTTTATATAGGGTAGGTAGTATATATAGGTACTTAGATTCTGGATTTTAAAATATAGCCCCTCCCTATGGTAGATTGACTTAGATATGATATTTTTAGTATAATTACAAACTGGTATTATTTTTTAGTAGAAATATATGGTTGGTTTGGGTTATAATATTCTTGTGTAGATTATATTGTTTCATTTACTTTTTTTGTTTTTCAAATATTTTATAATTTAATACCTATCAACCACTATTAAGAAACTGTTTTGAACTTTTATTAGTTTAGAATGGTTTCTTTTTTGTTTTGGATAATTATTATTTATGTATTGGTTTTTATGATTATTGAATTTAGACAAGCTTAGAGATGGATTGTAAGATATGTGTTAAGGATTTTAGGTAATAGTTAGTTAGGGAGGATTTTAGAGTGGGAGAATTGATGTGAGAGTGGTTTTGAGTGATGTTGTTATTTTTTTAGATAAAGTGTAAACTTAAAATATATTCTATAGATTAAAAGGAGAAATTATGGCTAAAAAAGTTAAACAGAAATATTATGCAATAAAAGAAGGTAAAGGTGTTAAGGATAAGATAGTAAATACATGGACTGAATGTCAGAAGTTAGTTTTAGGATACCCATCTGTATATAAAAGTTTTAAAACCAAAGATGAAGCTATGGAATATTTGGGTACTGTTAATGTTGCTAAAGTTAAAGAGCAAACTAAAAAGGGTATGGAGTTTACAAAGAAACAAAAAATAACTACTAAAGTTTTAAGTGTAAGACTGGATAGAGAACTTATAGAAGATTTTGATAAGAAGTGTGAAGAAATAGGATTAACTAAAGAAATAATTTTAAAAGGAATGTTAGAAGAATGGTTATTATAAAAATTAGATTATAAATTTAGTTAAGATAGGTATACGATGCGTTGATGTCGTGTGCCTACTTTTTATGTATATTAATAATTGGTTGTAGGTTAGTCATAGTAAGGGTTTGAAGTGGTTTTATATATTGAGTTGATAACTAGTTATTTGAAGTTATGATGTGTTAATCGTCTTAGGTGTTGAGGTTACTGGGTTTGAAGGTTTTAGTAGTGTGAATTGAGGGTATTTTAGGGTATTTTTGATGGTAAATTTTAGAGTGAAATGGGGTAGATAGGGAGTTACATCGAAACATGGGACGAATGAGGTTTGGAGATAATGTTCGTGTTTTGGTTAATCGATAGGGTTTCTGAAAAATGCGTTTGTAGATGTGATAGAGCAACTATTGTGTTCAGATATTGAACTAATAATGTAAAACATGCCCCCACTATACCTATGTACTTACTAGGCAATGAATTATATCCAATCAAATATCATAAATAATCTACTTTTTAGCACTTCAAAACCTGCAAACCTAGTGATACCAACGCTTTCAAATTAATTAAACTAAATAACAATTTAGTGCAATAAAACTATACTGATTAGTATAATAAATATAGCAGTAAATTTGATCCAAGTAATCAATAACTACTATTAAAATCAATCTTTTATCTACTCTTGACTTGTTGGCTGTTGCTGATTAGGTGATGCAGTTTTGAATGATGAATTTTTAAAACACGAACTATTATATTAATGTTGGCTTGAATAATCGTGGTCAAGT